CGCAAGGCACGTTATTGGTCGTGCCGTGCGTGGTAAAGAGAGAACAACAAAATGGCCGCAAACGTATACACATCATTATCAAACACAACAGTTTACACTGACAAGCTACAGATCGCCACAGGTGGTAATGTTGTCACGTATCAAGCCTATGCCACGGCATTGGGTAGTGCAGCCGCGGCAGGCAACATTTACTCAGCGCCAATCAACATACCAGCCAACACTGTGTTTGAAGTCTATGCCGGTGCTGGAAACAAAGTCACTGTGACAGGAACCCCATTTACTGCACTTGAATTAGGAACAGCAAGCTCGGCTCAAGAAAGCGTGTTCTAACCATGCGAGCACGTGAGTTTATCACTGAGGATGGTGGTCAGAGTTTTGATGCCCTTGACCACGATCAGTCCACTGGCCGTAGACGGTCACGCGGCAAGCATCACAAAGGTCATCCTGACAACTGGTACGTGGCTACTAGCCCAGGTGCCATGGCCATAGATAATCTTGACAAATACTATGACCTGTATCGTATGGGTATGATCATGGCAGGCGGTCCCACAGAAGACATAGCTGATGAGGAGTCATACATCGCTAACAGTCCTATCTTGAGCGGTTATACTGACGAAGATGATGAGAAAATCAAATATGCTGCCAAACGACTGGGCGGCAAAATAAGAAACATAGCACCACCGGGCAGCCGCGAACCTGCAGATACCAATATCAAAAGTCCAGTTAAAGGATTCAAAGGATATCCACGATGAGAGCTCGTGAGTTTATAACAGAACAAGCCAATCTGCCACCTGAGCAGGCAGATCCCATGCGCTATACCTATGTGATACCTGGTCTCAGTGCCGCTGACCCTTATAAGAATTATCGCTTTGGTGTGGCCATAGCCAGAGCCCGCAGTGACGCACAGCCTGACACAGTAAATCCCACTCGTCCTGAATGGTCAGCAGAAACAGCATTTGGTGAAAATGGTGTGATAGCAGGATTCAGCAACAATGTAGATCCAATCATTGACCAGGCACTGAAGATGACTAAGACACCTGGAGGCAAAAGATTGGTCAGCACTCCGCAGAGCGACGAGCCAGCATTCATCGACAAAGTGAGTCCAATCAAACCATTCAAAGGATATCCACGATAATGGCCAATCCGCCACCACCATACGCGGATCTTACAGGTATCAGTCGCACTGTTATGAAAGACAATGCGCAAGAAAGCGTGACCAACTACAACGGCAACGCTCGTCCTGCAGAGATGACGGTAAATATAAACACAAATGAAATATACATTGGCAATGCCACAGGAGCATTGACCAAAGTGATACAGGCAACAGGAGCAAACGTCTATCTTGGGAACGTCAGAGTGGTTAACTCCACTGCTGGACTGAACCAACTGTATTTTGATCCTGCTACCGGTGAAGTAGTATACTATCAACCCTAAGGTAACATATGGCCATTCCAAGCCCAACTGAAGTCGCACCATGGTACCTGCGTAACATAACGCAGGCTCTAGAGCTCACGAACTAATATGAAAAAACTACTATTACTATTACTATTTTTACCAGCATTATCTTGGGCACAGATCAATCAACAATGCCCACAGTTTACCAGCCATGGCACACCACAATATCAAGCACAGCCTGGTGATCAGGAACTGTGTAAAACAAACTATGCTGTGATCCATCGTTGTTCAGTCAAAGCGCCTGTGGCTGTGTTTGAACATTTGACCGTAGCATCAATGACAGGACCAGCCAAGCGACGTGATAACTTCCGTCCTGATCCTGCTGTACATCCTGAGTGCCAGGCTACCTTGGCTGACTATGCCACAGTGGGACGCACTCACGATCGTGGGCATTTGAGTCCAGCTGCCAACAACACTCAGAATGATCAAATCATGAGTGAAAGTTTCTTTTTGTCAAACATGGTGGCTCAAGTGGCCAACAATAACCGTGGGATCTGGAAACAGTTGGAAACTTGGGAGCGCGACTGGGCATCAAAAGGCGGTGACTTTTACATCATCTCTGGTGGCATTTTTGATCCTGGCCATCCTGTGACAGGTAACGGCTTGGGCATACCCACACGTCTTTACAAAGTCATACACGAAAAGACATCTGGACAAACAATGGCATACTTGATGCCTAACTCTGCATTGCCAGTGGCAGACTTGCCCAAGTATCAAGTACCATTGGAAACAGTAGAGCAAGCCACAGGATTTCATTTCCCCTTTAGATAAACTCAATATATAAGGGATGAAACAGATTTCGATCGTCCCTATCCTTGAAACCCAACACTGGAAGTTTTTCTGCAATCATTTTGCCATACCCTATTCTGAATCCGAAGATATAAATGTTGTTGATAACATTGTCATAACTGACTGTGTATGGTTAGGTAATCTTTGGAAACAACAGCGAACAGCTCTTTACGATTTAATAAAAAACAATCATGTGCTGTTAGTAGGCAATGTTGACTCGCCCGTCATCCTCAAGTACGAGTTGTCGTGGATGAGAGAACTAGATCAAGAGCCCGAAGCAAAAAACATCACTTGCTTGATCGAATCTGTCTGGTTCAATCACGGATTTCAAAATATTTCAGTAGAGTATGATCCAGAATCCAGATTCATTGAGCTAGTTGAACAGCGTATTGCTTTAAAACTTCGAAAAAATATCACCAAAGATTTCCTGATTACCATGGGGCGGCAAGCCTCGCCACGTGATATAATCTATGGCGGACTGTCAGAAATAGGCAAAAACTCCATCATGATCTATCATCGCGACGGTAACTGGTCTTGGAGTCAAACCACAGTTCCTGCACACTATGTAGGAGAAGATTCTGCGCCAATGATGTGGCAAAAAAGCCTGGCTCCTAGCCTAGACTTATACAATCAGTGTGCATTTGAAGTATCATCAGAAACACTGACCACAGAAGGTTCCTGGTTTACAGAAAAAACCCTACGCCCTATCGCGGCCAAGATGCCCTTGGTGTTGATGAGTGTGCCAGGCGCCCTCAAAGAATTAAGGAATCTTGGCTTCCAGACATTTGGTAGTTACATCGATGAGAGTTACGATGTCATTGACAATGAACAAGACAGGGCACTGAAAATCGTTGGCACAGTCAAAGACATTGTCAACAACGGTTCAGCAGATTTTGCTCGTTCAGTAGAACACATCACAGAACACAACTGGAATAGGTTGATAGAACTCAAAGGTCGATTCCAGATCAACAAGGATCAACGATTTTTAAATCTTTTAGACTCGTTGTCTTTGAGTCCCAGATAAAGATTCCAGCTAGGGTGTCGAACACCAGTGTAAGTGCTTTTTACAGAGTTGACCAAGGCCCAGTAGTTGGGTTTGATAGGAAGATTCTTTGGTCTCCATATCTTTGATCCTTTTTCTGCATTACATTCTTTGCAACAGGTCACGCAGTTTTCCCATGTGGTAGTACCACCTTGGCTTCGTGGCAGCACATGATCTATGGTAAGATGTTTACCGCCCAGGGTTTCATCGCAATATTGACAAGTAAACAAGTCGCGTAGGTAGAGATTCTGACGGCTGAAACGCATGCCGCCGTTCTTGCCAAAGCCTCGTTTGGTCACGGCCACAGCAGGTACTCGCATCTCCAGCTTGGCGCTTCGTACGACCCAATCATCATACCATTCTAACACTTGGATTTTGTCCAGGAAGAACAGTTTGATAGCAGTTTGCCAGTCTATGGTACTGAGTGGCAAGTAGTTGACCGGTTGATAGTCCGGTGCTAATATTAGCGTATCGCTCATAAGAATATTTATATGTGTATATTTTGGTAAGTAAATGTATGTCAAAGAGTTTAGAAGGCGTACTGATCAAGGCACCACATCGCCGGCATCACTACACTGAACAACAGATTGAAGAGTTCATGAAGTGTGCTGACCCCATCACTGGGCCGCACTATTTCCTGAGTCATTTCTTCTATATCCAACATCCATTGCACGGCAAGATGTTGTATCAGCCCTACGAGTTCCAGGATCGGCTGATAGAAACATACCACAATTATAGATTCTCTATCTCGATGATGCCTAGGCAAACGGGTAAATCGACCTCGGCCGCAGGCTATCTTCTTTGGTATGCTATGTTCGTTCCAGACTCCACGATCTTAGTGGCCGCGCACAAGTATCTAGGCGCACAAGAGATCATGCAACGTGTACGCTATGCTTACGAAGCCTGTCCAGACCATATACGTGCTGGAGTGACATCATATAACAAAGGCAGTTTAGAGTTTGACAACAGCAGTCGTATAGTGGCACAAACCACAACAGAAAACACCGGTCGTGGTATGTCCATAACACTACTATACTGTGACGAGTTTGCATTCGTCAGGCCTACCATAGCCAAAGAGTTCTGGACTTCTATCACACCCACCCTGTCTACAGGTGGTAAAGCCATCATAACATCAACACCTAACTCAGATGAAGATCAGTTTGCATTGATCTGGAAGATGGCCAACAAGCTGGAAGATGAGTATGGCAATGAAACAGAAATAGGACAGAATGGTTTCCGTGCTTTCCGTGCTTTCTGGAGAGAGCATCCTGATCGTGACGATGCCTGGGCCAAGCAACAACGTGCTATCTTGGGTGACGAACGATTCCGCAGAGAGATGGACTGTGAGTTCATCATCGATGATGAGACCCTGATATCACCAGTCAAGCTCATCGATCTTATGAGCAGTGATGTGCTGTATAAAACTGGGCAGGTGCGTTGGTTTAGAAAACCCGAGAAAGATCGATTCTACGTAGTGGCCCTGGACCCTAGCCTGGGCACAGGTGGTGATCCAGCTGCCATCCAAGTATTTGACGCCAACACCACAGAACAAGTGGCTGAATGGCGACATAATCGTACTACCATACCAGAACAAGTGCGTATCCTAGCTGACATTTGCCGACACATCAATGAAACTGTAAAAGATTCTAAAAACATTTACTACACCGTAGAAAACAATACCATTGGCGAAGCCGCACTGATATCCATAGCAGAGTACGGCGAAGAAAACATACAGGGCTATTTCCTCAGCGAATCAGGTGGCAGTTCAGGCCGTAGATATCGCAAAGGGTTCAACACCTCCAACAAGCCCAAACTGGCTGCCTGCGCCAAGTTAAAAAATCTAATAGAAACAGGGCGCATGAAAATACATTCTTCCAGCCTGATCACTGAGCTCAAGAGCTTTATCGCTCACGGAGCCAGCTATGCGGCAAAGATAGGCGAAACCGATGATCTTGTGATGGCAACTTTGCTGGCTGTGCGCATGATGCAACTGCTACAGAGCTATCACACAGAGCTAGATACCCAACTGCGCGATCACAGCGACACGATCATTGAACCCATGCCCTTCATAGCTGCCTTCTAATAAATACAATACTATGAGTCAATCCAACACAGCCGCACAACAGTTATACGATTTGCTGGTCAGCAGAGATTTTGAACCTGAAGCTTTAGATTCTTTGGGCAAACCCGCTGACAATCCAGCTGATGCAGAGATCATCAGTTTTGATTATCAAACCGAACAGCAGGATTATGGTGCTGTGGTCATGGTGTTGGACGGCGAAAACAATCTAGATATCTACTTTGGTGACAACATGGGTCGCGCCATGGAAGGTGATGATCGCAAAGACTGGTATGATTTCCTGTATCTTGTGCGTATGTTTGCCAAACGCAATCTTTTGACGTTTAGTCTTAAAAATCTATCTAGACTCAAATACAACATGAAGACCATGGCTGCCGTCAAAGAAAGCATTTTTGAAAGCTACTATGGCACACGCAAAGTCAGCTACAGTGATCAGCCTCAAAAAACACGCCTGCGTATCAAACACAGCAGAGATCTCGAAGAAGGAGATGCTCGTTATCGCAACATTGAAAGCATCTACGTCGAAACAGCCGAAGGCGAAAGGTTCAAAGTTCCCAGCCGTAGTCTCATGCATGGACGTATGTTGGCACGACACGTGGCCGAAGGTGGTAATCCCTATGACGCATTTGGCCAACACATCAATGAAATAGTAAACGAAATGCGCACCTTGGCAAACTTTGTTCGCGCATCTAGACACAAGAACTACGATGGCAATGCGGCACACATGGTTGAAGCCGCTGTGCGTCACTACAACGAGCTCAAAGCCAAAGCCAAAAGATTGATTGGTCGTAGAGGATATCATGAAGAAAGAAACTCTTTTGATCCTGCACAGATAACTCCTGTGGACGAAGCAGTAGAAACCATACGTGAACTCTTTGTACAACAGAGTCTGGATCCAAGGATAGAACAAGCTCTGCCAGTGCTGGCAAAACTACAGGAAGTAGACATGAAAGAAGCTGATATATTTGAAACTTGGGCCAGCCGTGTCATGGAAGGCACATGGGCATTGCCTGACACACCCGAGTCAGCCAAAAAACTACAAGAGCTCATGAGCAAACCTCTCGTGGTCGGACCTGATGCTACCAATGCCACAGAACAACTGTATGATCTAGTGGGAGACGATCATTTGTTTGACATACTCACAGATATAGCTGACAAGAATCCAGATGCCAATGCCTGGGACGATCCTCGTGTGATGGAACGGTTGACAGCGTTGGGCATACCAGCAGATGCAGTACAAGCAGTTGACGACGAAAACTTAGATACTAATAACAATCAACAACCCGTCAGTGAAGGTCAATGTAACATGACCGCAGAAGGCACTATGTGCCCTGTACATGGCATGACCGAGTGCGGTATGTATGAATCCTTGAAGCTAGAAAGATTGCAATCACTCGCGGCAGTAAAATGAGCGGGTACCGAATCAATCATCAGCTTTGGCAAATACAGCCTTATTTTTCAGCTGAACGATTCCAAGAAATAAAACAACTCTATCGTAAAAGTCGCATGCCGTTTTCTATGCAGTATGATGACCGACTGCTCACACCCTGGAGCGACTCTCCTGAACTACAAGACATCGTACGCCAAGAACAAGAACGTATAAGTTCTACAATCAAACAAAACATACAACCACAGGTTGCTTATGTCAGTATCGATCTACCCGGCAGTTCAATAATGATGCACAGACTACATCCAGATATCTATGTACAAGTACAAATAGTGATGTCTGAAGATCCAGATGCTCGGATGAGTTTTGCATTTTGTCACGACAGAGAAGTCAACGAACAGTCTGAACTAGATTATCAACCCAACCGTAAACTGTCTATACATGATGTGGACATGGTTCATTACGAACCAAACACAGCATCTATCTATGTAAATGAACCAAGGGGGTTTAATGGCATGATACACCGAGTCCCTAACAACTCTATACGCGAAGTTTTAGTATTGAGTTATACTCGAGCATATTGAAACATCACACTGATTCTGGTATCCCAACTGCCATCTACTCGGTGCGGTTTGAGATCAGAATTTAGATTTATGTATCCATGATTGGGTTTGAACTCAATCTGTACCGGTGGGTCAACATGCAAAAATTTTGCACCCCTTGATACAAGATCATGGCTGACACTGTCTAAGTACGCTATTGTTTTGATGTTGCCGTCGTGGTGTTGAGGCGATCTTATTTCATCACCAAATGAAGAACTCAGATATACTTGATACGAAACAAAGATTTCTTTGGTATCAGCATGAGTTTGACATCCAAATGCAGGCAGATCCAGCCAATATTTGGCAGTCATGAAAGACAACGGTTCTTTGACAATGACTGCGAGTGCATCAGTCATGCCTTGGCCTATTTGAGTAATAAGGTCATATCCTGGACTGCTAGATGAAAGTTCTAATCGCTTTGCCAAGCCAATACAACCGAACATGTTGGTTTGCGTATCAATGATATCTTTCAATCGTTGATGTGTGTCATGACTGAAACATCGATCAACCTCCCATAGATTTGGCGCCACTGGATCTACCAAACTGATTTCGTCATAAATCTTGACTTGTTGTGCGTTTGTGTTATACTGTGTCATATGCTGATATTTAAACACAATACCCAAAGGTCTGAAGAAATTCTACCTTTTGACGTTGACAGTATAAATATCTATGCTACACTCAGTTGGGTGTATGCAAGGCATATATAGGCACATAAATTTCTTGAAAGGACAATTTCTATTATGGCATCATTAGCAGAAATCCGCGCACGACTCCAAGCCGCAGAGTCGAACAAAGGCGGTAATCAACAATCCGGCGGCGACAACGCAATCTACCCACACTGGAACATCGACGAAGGACAAAGCGCAACGCTTCGTTTCTTGCCTGACGGTGATTCAAAGAACACATTCTTCTGGGTTGAACGTGCGATGATCAAACTCCCATTCAATGGCATCAAAGGTGAAATGGACTCTAAACAAGTTCAAGTTCAAGTACCTTGCGTTGAGATGTGGGGAGAGGCTTGCCCAGTACTGGCAGAAGTACGCACATGGTTCAAAGACAAAGCTCTCGAAGACATGGGCCGTAAGTATTGGAAAAAGCGTAGTTACATCATGCAGGGTTTCGTTCGCGAGAACCCACTGTCTGATGACAAGAATCCTGAAAATCCGATCCGTCGATTCATCATTGGCCCTCAGATTTTCCAAACAATCAAATCAGCACTCATGGATCCAGAACTGGAAGAGTTGCCAACAGATTTGATGCGTGGTCTGGACTTCCGTATCACTAAAACATCAAAAGGTGGATACGCAGACTATTCAACTAGTAAATGGGCTCGTAAGGAAAGCGCATTGACTGAAGCCGAGCAGGCCGCGATTGAGGCTCACGGCTTGTTCAAGCTCTCCGACTTCCTTCCTAAGAAACCATCAGAGGCCGAACTCAAAGTTATCAAAGAAATGTTTGAAGCTTCGGTTGATGGCAAACCTTACGATCCCGACCGTTGGGGTGCCTACTTCCGCCCTGCTGGTGTTGCCGCTCCGCAAGGTTCTTCCACAGGCTCTGAAACTGTAGCAGAACAAGCCGCACCAGTGGAGAAGTCAGCACCTGTTTCTTCTACCAGCTCGTTTGATGACGAGGATGACGCACCTGCCGCAACGGCACCAGTGCAGAAGCCAGCCGCTTCGGGCCAAAAAGCCGAAGATATCTTGGCAATGATCCGTGCTCGTCAAAAGCAGTAATACATACGAGTGTTCTACACAAGGGCCCAAGGCCCTTGTGTTTCTTCTCAAACAATAGGTGAAACATGGGCAAACCATTTGACGTATCAAAGTTCCGTAAGGAAATCACAAAATCAATCGATGGTCTCAGCATCGGTTTTAACGATCCAACAGACTGGATCTCAACAGGCAACTATGCCTTGAACTATCTGATCTCAGGTGACTTCAACAAAGGTATTCCTTTGGGTAAGGTCACTGTATTTGCTGGAGAATCCGGCGCAGGTAAATCATATATCTGCAGTGGCAATATCGTCAAGAACGCACAAGAGCAAGGCATCTTTGTTGTGTTGATTGACTCAGAGAACGCACTTGATGAAGATTGGCTCAAAGCATTAGGTGTCGACACTTCAGAAAGCAAACTGCTCAAACTCAGCATGGCCATGATCGATGACGTGGCCAAGACTATCAGCACATTCATGAGTGACTACAAGGCCCTGCCAGATGGTGAGCGTCCCAAGGTTCTGTTTGTGATTGACAGCTTGGGTATGTTGCTCACCCCCACAGACATCAATCAGTTTGACAGCGGTGATTTGAAAGGCGATCTAGGTCGCAAGCCCAAGGCGCTGACAGCACTTGTGCGTAACTGCGTCAACATGTTTGGTAGCTACAATGTGGGCTTGGTGTGTACTAACCATACCTATGCGTCACAAGACATGTTTGATCCAGATGACAAGATCTCAGGTGGTCAAGGCTTTATCTATGCCAGCTCAATTGTTGTAGCCATGAAGAAACTAAAACTCAAAGAAGACGAAGAAGGTAACAAGATTTCTGATGTCATGGGTATCCGCGCCGCTTGCAAGGTCATGAAGACACGCTATGCTAAACCTTTTGAAGGTGTGCAAGTCAAGATTCCCTATGAAACAGGTATGAATCCGTACTCTGGACTCACTGATCTTGCAGAGAAAAAAGGTCTGCTAAAGAAAGATGGCAACAGACTCATGTTTGTCACCAGCGAGGGAGAGATCATCAAACACTTCCGCAAGGCCTGGGAATCAAATGAAGATGGCTGCCTTGACAAAGTCATGGTAGACTTTAAAAATCAAAAGACTGAGGTAAGTACAGCTGAATCAGATACGGAGGAATAACCTGATGCCAGTTGAATTAGCAAGCGAAATTTGGACCGAAGTCAAAAGATATATCAATGCTGTGGATCGTAACGAAGCCGCAGAAACAGTGGTCAATATTCTCATTGACAATGATGTCGATGCAGAAGACATCAAAGCCGCCTTCAAAGGAGACGGTGATATAAAACGTGCTCTTGCAGACTATCTCAAAGAAGAGGAAGAACTTGAAGAAGAGGACGAAGATCCTTATGACGATGATGATTACTGATGTTAGGCAAAGTATTCCCAATCAAAACGTCCACTGCATGTAGATTAAAATGGTCCTGGAGTACATTATATCTAAATAGCGGTCAAACTTCTTCGTGCCATCGAGCCAGTCATGGCATGATTGAAGTAGATGATTTTGAAAACTTTCATAATACCAAAAACAAACTAAGAGCTCGGCAGGCAATGCTAGATTCGCAATGGCCCGGTCAGGGTTGCGAATACTGCCGAGATATCGAAGTAGCCGGTGGAATCAGCGACCGACTGTTCCAGAATCAGATTCCTGATGTGTATCCAAAAGAACTTGATCAAGATCCAACCTTAATCAATGTTACTCCTGCAATATTAGAAGTATTTTTTTCTAACACATGTAATCTTAAATGCATTTATTGTGAAGCAAGTTTAAGTTCTGCCATACAAGCCGAAGATAAAAAGTTTGGAGGCAGTATGCTCAAGGATCTACGGTTTGTTGAAAACAATAAGTATCAAGATCTTGCACCAAAGTTTTGGCAATGGTTTGAAAAAAACTATCTTTCTTTGCAAAGGTTACAAATACTTGGAGGCGAGCCTTTACTGCAAAAAGACTTTTTCAAGTTGCTTGAGTTCTTTGAACATAATCCACATCCAGAGTTGGAGTTTAATATAGTCACTAATCTCAGTGTTCCTCGTACCATTGTCAACAAAGCATCTGAGCAAATGAAATACTTGGTTGAATCTAAAAAGCTCAAAAGAGTTGATGTACAAGCAAGTATTGATTGTTGGGGGCCTGGGCAGGCCTATGTTAGATCAGGACTAGATTTATCGTTGTTTGAAGAAAATCTAAAATCGCTGATTGACAAGGAAAGTTTTAGAATCGGGCTGTTGTCAACTATCTGTTCGTTGACTATTCCAGAGATGCAGGCATTGATGGATAAACATCGTGAATGGGGGACCAAACAAGAGATTTTTTGGTATATGCACTTGGTCTTGCCTGAAGATAGTATTTTTAGTCCTTCAATTTTTGGATCAGATCTTCTTGTGAAACAGTTAGGCATATTGTATAATCAACTATCAGGTGATTCTTGGGACCAAAAACAAACACAATCTGTTCTTTTAGGGATCATAAAAAAAGTTAAATCAGTTAAGTGTGACAACAAAGCAAAACAAATGGAGTTGATTGAATACCTTGATCAAGTTGATCAACGACGAGGCACTGATTGGAGACAAAGTTTTTCTTGGATAGAAAAAGAGTTGGGCAATGTGGTATAGTAAAGTAACAGCTAGCCTTGCCAACATACCTGACTTTATACAGCACTATGAGCGAGAGCTTGAGGAGGCCAAAAAGGAATGTCGGGTGGGCGGAATGATTGAACGAAACATCAAAGAACTACCGGGTATCACAGAACATCGGTTCAATCAACTACAAGAGATAGAAGCCGTGTTAAACTATCTCAACATACAACTTCGCAAGATCCGCCGTAGACATTTCCAAAAGTATTTAGAAGCCTATGCCCGTGCGTTGACCAGTAGAGATGCTGAGAAGTATGTAGATGGCGAAGATGAAGTCATAGATTTTGAAACTATCATCAACGAAGTAGCACTGTTGCGCAATCGTTGGCTAGGCATCATGAAAGGCCTAGACACCAAACAATGGCAAATGGGTCATATCGTTCGATTGCGTACAGCAGGCATGGAAGATATACAAGTATGACCGCAGAAGTTTTGTTGCCCGGAGTCCAGTTTCTTGACAGGCTATCACGAGAAGGTGGCATAGTTCGATATGCCATCTGGAAAGAGATACCAGCAGACAGCCTTAGAGATGGTAGTGTAGCGAATACATTCGAGCATGATTTAAGAGCCAATAATATTTCTTGGGCAGATTTAAAAAATTTTATCTGGGTATTTGATCTCAAACCCGAAGGAATCTCTGCAGAAGATTTTTATAACTTTTACAAATATTTGGTATACAAGTGTGATGTGCCTCCTAAGAACATCCGCGTGGTGTTTAGTTGTGTGGAAAATGTAGACACTTTGCCATATCCAGCGATTTGTTTGCCTGACAGATTAATCTACAACGGCAACTGGTACATGCATCTAGAGCACTATCACATAGACTGGACAACTGTGCCCATGACACATCGACTGGTGTGTCTCATGAGGAGGCCCAGTGTCAGCAGAGGAAATCTTGCCAAAAGATTGTTTTCAAAAATCAACCCAAACGACATCATAATGACATTTGGGACCAATGGCGTGGATCCCAGAGATGAAATCAAACAACTGATTTATCCACATCCTTATCCAATGATCGTGGATCGCCCCATGGCCGATCATGTATTCCAACATCGCATAGATCATGATTTGTTTTATCGAGCCCCGGTAAATCTCATTCCTGAAAGTTCCAGCCAGATTGATTCCAACACCTGGCGCAGTATTTTTATCACAGAAAAAACGTTCAAGGCCTTTGCTTGGCATCAGTTTCCTGTCTGGTACGCTGTTCCTGGTCTGGTCACTGAAGTCAGAAACATGGGGTTTGATGTGTTTGACGATGTGTTTGACGATCATGCCTATGATCAAACACAGGATCCTTGGGTGAGAATGACTCAAGTAGTCCAGCTGGTGGCTCGTGTTTGCAAACAAGACAACTTGTTGTCATTGCGAAAACAACACTGGGCAAGACTTGAAAAAAATGCTGACCTGGTCAAACACATACATACCACTGCACTTGAAAAACACACACAAGCTCTAGACGGACTAATCAATGGCATATTTTAAAAACGCACAAGAAAGTCATCAGCACAGTCTTGAAACGCTGAATGAGTTATACGAGCACGACGATTTTATGGAAAGCATAGGTCGTGTAGTGGACCTTGGCTGTGGATCTGAAGCACTGGATCTACAATGGTGGGCCACACGCACCACCAGAGACGACGAACCGTTGCCGTTGAAGATACAATGCACGGGCATGGATCTCGTTGACAGCTTGTCAAGAGAAGCCAAAGAAGTAGCATCATACCAACAGGTTGATCTTGAAACGATCGCCCAGGTCAAAAAATCCTATGATGTTTTGTGGTGTCATGATACCTTCCAATACATGATCAATCCACTGAAAACACTGGGCAACTGGTGGCACCTGGCGGCCGACGGTGGTATGTTGGTTCTGATCGTGCCACAGACTACCAATGTTGAATTCAATCGGTTGGCATTTGACCAACCATCGGGTTGTTACTACAATCATACTTTAGTCAGCCTCATACACATGCTGGCTGTCAATGGGTGGGATTGCAGTTCGGGATTTTTTTCAAAACGCCCCAATGACCCTTGGTTACGGGCCATAGTGTACCGTGGCAGCCAACCGCCACGAGATCCCAAACAGACTTCTTGGTATACATTGGCCGAAGCTGGAGTATTACCTTCCAGTGCCGTAGAAAGTATCAATCGTTTTGGTCGTGTGCGCCAACAAGATTTATTGTTACCTTGGCTTGATAAAAGTCTTACCTGGTTTGGTCAACAATAGTTGGCAATAATATACCCAGATAAATAACCCACAGGAGGAAGCATGGGTTACAGCAATCTAATCACACGGGCAGTGGCTACAGTGATGCCAGACTTTGTCAAACGAACAAAGCCTACGGTATTAGAACTAGGCAATCAGACACTTAAAAATACCAAAGCTAGAAATCAAGTCTATGCCGAGCTAGGTATAGCTCCGCCAGCAGAGCTATCAAGTACCGCAGATTTTTATCGTAGTCTAGGATTCAGTAGATATCTAGCCATAGATGTCAACACTGAACGTGATGCCATAGCCATGGATCTCAACGTAGATATTCCCAAGACCTACAACTTTCACGAACAGTTTGACCTTGTTACAAACAATGGCACTGGTGAACATGTTTTTAATCAGTACATGGTGTTTAAAAATGCACACGACCTTTGTAAAACAGGTGGGTATATGATACATGTATTGCCTTTTTATCGTTGGGTAGATCACGGATTCTTCAACTACAATCCTAACTTGTTTCCTTGCCTGGCCAATCAGAATGGCTATGAGCTTCGTGAGCTTTGGATAGCAAGCAGTGACGCAGTTTATCTCCACAAACTAGATGTCTCGGCTCTGGGTCGCAACAAAGGATGGCGAAGCAAACTTGATCTTGATTCTTGGGAAAGTGATCCAATGGTTGCCGCTGTGTTTCGCAAGATAAGTGATGCTAAGTTTGAGATTCCTATACAGCATCTTTATGGCGGAGAGAATATCTCATCAGATGAAATCGCTGGCAAATACAAATGAATCTTGATGTAACACAATCAGTGACCAAGGATGATCTTATATTAGATCCTTGTCCTTATTTTTATATCAAAGATGCTTTACCTTGGAACTTGTACGATCAGCTGGTAGCAGAGTATCCTGAATCACACATGATGCAAGATGGTAAAACACATTTCCAAGCTCGCCGATACCGGCAACACGAGTTTGTACCTGGCACTATATCACCGCTATGGCAAGAGTTTGTGACCTACCACAATAGCCAAGGATACAAAAATCGAGTATTAGATCTTTTTGAACCAGCCATAGACAAATATTACCCAGAATTAAAAAACAGTCTTGCGACCTCTGCTGTGTCTGAAAGACATGCAGGACTACCGGGCACAGTACAAATGGAAGTGCAGTTTGTGTTGAACGGCCAACAAGAAACCACGGTACGCACCATACACATTGACAACAGCAGAGAACTGTTTGCTGGACTCTTATACATGCGTCGGTCAGAAGATATCAGCACTGGAGGTGACATACAGGTGTTTCGCAAAATAGTTGCCGCACCTGAGTTTACAGGCATACGAGAAGTGAATCCTGATCATGTGACCTTGGCTGGCACAGTGCCTTATCAAGCCAATACGATGATATTGTTTTTGAATACTGCTGACACATTACACGGAGTCACACCGCGCATTGGTGCTAACTGTGTTCGCAGATACGTTAACATTGATGCGCACCAAGACCGAAAGCTATTTAGACTATGAGCATAATCAATCAAGATTATCAAAATCAAATACAGGCCATGCACGAGCGTGGTAAGTTTAACAATGGTGCCAAGCAGTTTAAGTTAGTTGACCCTTTTATACAACAATACTCGCCAAAGAACCTCATTGATTTTGGTTGTGGCAAAGGTGCATTGATAACCACCATCAAAGAACACCATCCCAACATAGACGTGTTCGGATACGATCCTGGAAATCCTGCTTTTTCTACCTTGCCCGACCGTGCGTTTGATGCTATCATATCCACTGATGCCATCGAACACATAGAACCTGAACACTTGACATCCAGTTTAAAAGTAATGAGCGATCGAATGGAACGCTGTGGGTTTTTTAGGATAGCTTGTTATTTGGCCAAAAAAAGTTTGCCCGACGGCAGAAACTGTCATCTCATAGTTAAAGAACCTGCATGGTGGCGAGAACAAATACTAGCACACATGTCTGTGAACATTGTATGGGAAAACATAACAGTGGTAGACAAAAGATACAAGCACCCTAACTTGTATGGTCATAACTACGATGTCATAATGGTGAAAAAAGCATGATATTGATAGTTGGTGACAGTTGGGGTTGTGGCGAATGGCCCCAACGGTATACAGGCCCCAATGATGTTTTGCACACTGGATTGTCAAGGTATATCAAAGAATCCGGGCGAGATGTGATAAATCTCAGTCGTGCCGGATCTAGCAACAAAGACACACTTGAAACTGTACATAGATTTTTTGACTCAGGCATTTCTAGATACCTTGTTTCTCCGGTAAAAAATATTTTGGTTTTTCAGACTGAATGGTACAGAGATTTTTCTCCTGCGACCTATCACATAGATTTTGATACCAGTCTAATAGATCCAATCGATGACAAAATATATCAGAGATTCATGAGTCAATTTTATTATGGGCTTCGAGACATTGCAAAAAAACATGGAGTAACAATCAATCTGATTGGTGGGGCGTCAGACACAGTATGGTTAGATCGTTTTAGTGATGAATACCCAGGAGTTTCTATAGCTTGTCAAAGTTTTACAAACTTATGCATCAATGATTGCCATAGAGTAGAAAAAGAAAACTTTTCTATCAGTTCCAAGGCTGCCGATTTTTTAAAATCTCATACTCAAGATCACTCAGTGATTGCATTGATTGAGTGCCTGATTGATAACACTCTTAGGAGACAGGAACTTTGGGATGCCAACCCAGATTACTTTTTTCCTGACGGAAAGCATGCCAACAGAAATGCACATAAAAAACTATTTGATTTTCTAATAGACACACAGGTTATAATATAGGTACATAAATATCACACTATGAATATGGTCATAACTACGATGTCATAATGGTGAAAACATAATGTCGGATTTCAGTGCTGAGTATTGGGACAAGATATCTCAAAATCGTTTATTGCATCAAGGTGGTAAATCTCATCGAGGTCGAACCATACGTTATTATGAATACCTAAAGCAAATTACTGAAACTTGTTGCATATCTTCTGTATTAGACTATGGCTGTGGTAGAGCACATCAATGGAGGGTTCCAATTATGGCACTTAAAGAAACTCCAATGTTGAAAGATTACTTAGGAGTGTCAAATGTGACTTGTTATGATCCTGCAGTAGCCGAATTCAGTGAGTTACCACCTGAGCAGCCATTTGATCTTGTAATCTGTACTGATGTACTGAGTTTGATCCCTTCGCTGGATTTACCATTGGTATTTCAACAAATTCATAAAAGATGCGGACAGGCAGTTTTTTTTGTAGTTCAAAGTGACATTGAACGTTCAAACAAAAAGTATCCTGACGGCAGTCCTAAACAGGTAACTATTAAATCTAGACAATGGTGGTTAGAAACTTTACAATCTAGTGCCGATTGGACTTCTAAAAAAATTTATTGGAAGTGGGCAGAGGACGGTCGTATTACAAAAGAAAAACTGACACCTTTAGATTTGTGAGATTTATATGAAAATAGTTATGGTAACTGGGGGGTTCGACCCTGTACACTCTGGGCATATTGCTTATTTTAAAGCCGCCCGAACCTTGGGAGACATGTTGATTGTGGGGCTCAACAGTGATGAATGGTTGACTCATAAAAAAGGTCGAGCCTTCATGCCCTGGAACGAACGTTTGGCAGTGATCAATAACCTGATCATGGTAGATGAAGTGTATACTTTTGATGATTCAGATGGATCAGCCAAGGCCTTTATACGTCAGGTCCGAGCACACTACCCCGATGCCGAACTGATCTTTGCCAACGGTGGTGACAGAACCGCCAAAAACATTCCTGAGATGGATGTAGACGATCCACGCTGTGAGTTTGTGTTTGGCGTGGGTGGTGAGGATAAGAAAAATTCTAGTTCTTGGATATTAGAAGAATGGCGAGCACCAAAAACAGAAAGACCATGGGGATACTATCGAGTGCTATATGAACCAAACTCAAAAGTCAAACTCAAAGAACTCACAGTGGATCCTGGTAAAACTCTGAGCATGCAACGCCACGAGGATAGAGGAGAACTATGGTTCGTCAGCGAAGGCGAAGCTACGTTATACACTATCAATAGAAAATCAGACGCAGAACTGCATGGTCGCTATACGCAGAATCAAATGATCGTGATCAACCGTCGAGAGTGGCATCAACTGGCCAATGAAAGCACTGTGCCTTTGAAAGTAATAGAAATACAGTACGGAGATCGATGCGAGGAAAGTGACATAGAACGACAATGAAAGACATCATACCTATCTTTATAGGCTACGATCCTCGAGAAGCCGTGGCCTATCATACCTGTGTAAACTCTATCATCCGTCATGCCACGCAACCAGTGGCCATACATCCTGTGGCACTGAACTTGTTTGCTGAATACAAAGAAACGCACGGCGATAACAGCAATCATTTTGTTTATACAAGATTTCTTGTACCTTGGCTCATGCACTGGTCAGGGTGGGCAATATTCATTGACGGAGATATGATCGTTCGAGATGATATCGCCAAGCTCTGGAATCTTAGACAATCAAACAAAGATGTCATGGTAGTCAAACATGATTACAAGACACGCATGCCAGTCAAATACATGGGAGCAAAAAATGAAGACTATCCTAGGAAAAATTGGTCTAGTGTTATTTTGTGGAACTGTAGTAGCTTTCCTAACAGAAAACTTACCCCTGAGTTCATTCAAAACGCCACCGGCAGTTTACTCCACCGTTTCACGTGGTTAGATGACGACCGCATAGGATCTTTGCCCGTTGAATGGAACTGGTTGCCCGACGAGTTTGGTCCAAACGAAAACGCCAAGCTGTTGCACTACACATTGGGCACACCTTGTTTTAACGAGTTTAAAGACACACCCATGGCCGAAGTGTGGCATCAAGAACATCAACTAACTGACCACTGTCAACAAACAACATGAGCGAAGAAGATCCACAAGAGCCAATCAAGCAACCGGTAGATCATAGAGCGATAGGCATTGACGAGTTACATTTATGTCCTCAATATCGAGACTATTTTAAAAAAGTTGTTTCGTGGGTAGAAGACCCCAACGGACATTTTGGCTCAACGGTAAAGCGCAAAGAAATGCTGTCCTGGCTCGACGACATCCGCGTCAATCAGTTGGTCGGGCTCAGTGAAAAAGAGGATATAACAGACAAGATGAAACAAAAAGGTGCGAAATGGGATGGAGTGGTACATGCATTTGTGCAAGGTTGCGCCGGGCGCATGAGCCCTTGGGTAGACATTGAACACACCAAGTTGCCCATAGCTCTCAGGAGCATAACAAAGAAAAAAATCATGATGGCCTGTGAACAGCAAGGTAGAGATTACTATTACATTGACACAGGTTATTTTGGCAATGGCAAGGTCAAAGATTATCATCGCGTCACTAAAAATGCCATGCAATGGCTAGGACCCACAGAAGATCGACCCACAGATAGATTAGAAAGATGCGGAGTCAAGATTGGAAGAATGAAATCCGGATCAAAGGTATTGATTTGCCCTCCCAGTGAAAAGGCCATGAAGTATTGGAATCTAGATCTTGATCAATGGCTAGACTCTACAGTACAAACCATCAGAGAACACACTGATCGAGAAATCGTGATACGCACCAAACAGCCCCGAAATGTAAGAGCCACAGTGGACACCATGGAAAACGCACTGAGTCAGGACGTCCATTGCTTGGTCACATTCAACTCCATTGCCGCTGTGGAGGCCTTGATCTACGGTAAACCTGTTTTTACCATGGGTCCCAACGCCGCACAGCCCTTGGCCAACACTGACTTGTCCAAGATCGAGACTCCTTTCTGCCCTGACCGAGACCAAGTACACCAGCTAATGGCTTGCTTGGCCTATCATCAGTTTACTCTTGAAGAAATGCGCACAGGGTATGCTTGGTCAGTGATCAACGGAAATACCTGATGAAACTCGCGGTATATCTTTCAGGGGTACCTGCTAAAGCCAAAAACGAGTTTAAAAGATCGATATTGACTCGGTTTGCCTACGGTGCCAAGAAAGCAGGCGATGAAGTGTTCTTGGTTGACCAACTGGCACCCATAGACTGCGACGTGGCAGTGATACAAGGATGGGTCAACAGTAAACAATCACCACATCTTGCTTTGCGCAGTGCGGTGATCAAACATCAACGAAAAAATAAAAACCATGTGATAGCCATTGACAGCAATCTTTATGGTTTCCTCGAACCCAATGATTTCAACAAATATCTTAGATACAGCGTCGGGGATGTTTTTCCTGATCGTGGATATTATTTTGATCGCGAAGTAGATCCCATACGTTGGTTCTCAATAAAATCTAACTACGGATTCGTTGAACGAAACTGGAACGTCAATGGTCAACACATACTGGTCACTCTGCAACGCAATGGAGGATGGAGCATGGGAGACATGCCCGTGCAACAATGGTTAGACGATATATTGCCTAAAATACGAGCCGTATCTGATAGGCGTATAGTCGTAAGACCACACCCAGGCAACATTGCCATAGTGCCAACTATACGATTTCCTAACTTGAAAAACATCTCCTGGAGTACTCACGCAGACCTAAGGGAAGATTTAAACAATGCCTGGGCCACTGTGACCTATAACTCTAGTCCAGGAGTGGCCAGTCTGTTGTGGGGAGTACCTGTATGGGTCACCGATCCAACTCCGACACGGAGTCAAGCCTGGCCCTATGCCTGCTCAGACCTTGGGCAGATAGAAAACCCCTTGCGACCTGACCGAGAAGAGTTTTATCATAAACTGGCACAGTGCCATTGGAATGCTGATGAGCTAGACTCTGGCGATGCTTGGAGATTCATGCGTCATCGTTTGCCAAACACTTGACTCCAATACGGAATCGAGCTGTTAAGCCCGTGATTTCTTTCGTAGTCGTCAGGCATGCTGTGCCCCAGTGCCTTGCGTTTGCTACCTTTCATGTGATCCATGTACTGTCCCAGCCTGCTGGCTATAAAAGGATGTCCAGGTCCTTTGCCGGGCAGTTCAGGACTGAGATTATGGAAAACAGTGCCACGTTCTTGTTGGAACTTTTTTCTAAGAACATCAAAAACAAAACTGTCGTGGAACTCTTTTAAATCAAATATGTTATCACTCATGTAAAGATCTCGCCACTGGATCATAAAATCCTGCAAATCCAAGTGCCGACGATTGTAAGCCACCCAGCCACATTCGCTGTGATATTTTTCTCTGCGACCCAAATAACAACACATGGCCCGACTGTTGCAAATCTCTGACAAGAAAGAATCAGGCACTGTAGCAAAGGTTTTGGTATCTGCGTCTAACCATATCACCCAGTCTGTGTCACAGTGCTCTACTGCATGTATCACTGCAAAGACCTTGTGGCTGAAACGCACAGCGTCCCATTTGAACGCATTATCTTTGAATGGCACACCTGTGTCCTTGGCAACCATTCCATTGGCCACAGGGTTGTTGGCATGGCGCTGTTTGAACTCCACTAGATCAGGTGATGATACCAGCAGGTCTCTTACCAATATGCGATTTGTTGCTGGCACCACGCAGTTTTCGGTATAAACATAAAGATTAATATCATGCGGCCAATGTTGATCAAAACTTTGGATCATGGTTCTTCCATAAAGATCCAAGCCCGACTGATTGAATGTGGTAACTATACTGTAACTCATTGTTGGATATTTAGTGATTAAAAATATAGCCTATTTTCCTTCCCAATGCGCTCTCAACAGCAGGCCAGTGATGGATGCCTTTCTTGACAGTTGTAACATTGGCAAGATTGTTGCACTAGAAAACTCCTGGACCGCAGATGCCGCAGTGATCTGGTCAGTGCTGTGGCACGGGCGCATGATGGCTAACCAACAGGTCTACGAACACTATCGAGCACAAAACAAACCTGTGATAGTGATAGATGTCGGTGCTCTTTATAGAGGACGCACCTGGAAGATAGCGATCAACAATATCAATGCTCTTGGTTATTATGGACATCAAGAAAATCTAGATTGGGATAGACCCAAGAAGTTGGGCATAAGTCTTGGACACACGCTGCCAGGAAATCCTGCTGTGCTGATCTGTCTACAGCACCAGACCAGTTTGCAAATGCAAGGAATCAATCACGAATCCTGGTTATATCAGCAGATCAACCAAATCCGATCAGCCACTGACAGACCTATATTGGTACGCCCTCATCCAAGATACAAGATCGCATTGAATAATCTGCCCAAAGGTGTTTCCATCGAAACACCGCAAAAACTAAAACAAACCTATGACAGTTTTGATCTAAGGTTTGATTATCAAGCCTTGGTCAACTATAACTCCGGACCAGGTATACAAGCAGGTATCGAAGGCTGTCCGGTGATAGTAGATTCATCAAGCCTGGCCTATCCAATCTCGATAACTACACAACAGATAGAGCAGAGGCCCGTGTGTGACAGATCTCAATGGTTGGCCGAAATATGTCACACTGAGTACACAGTAGAAGAAATAAAACAAGCACAATGGTTAAAAAGAATAGGCAGCAGGTTGCGCCAGAACCCATAGAAGTCATTGACTGCGCATGTCTCATACACGATGTGCAGTATCAATGGGATTATGTAGACAAACTTTACAACAGTCTTTGCCGCAACCTCACGCCCACGGTAAGGATGCACGTTTACACCGAAAAGCATAGGATAGTGCCCGGGCACATGATACACCATCCTTTGCAAGAGTGGGAAAACATACGAGGTCCCAAACGCAGTTGGTGGTACAAGATACAGTTGTTTGATCGTAGACAGCATGCAGGGCCCCTGTTGTACTTTGATCTAGACACGGTGATCGTGGGCAACATAGATTGGATCTGGCAGTTGCCCACTGATCGATTTTGGGCCGTGCAAGATTTCAAGTATCTATTCCGCCCCAGCAGATCTACCATAAACTCATCGGTCATGTGGTTTGATCCTGCTCGTTGGGATCACGTCTACAGAGAGTTTGATCCCAGTGATGTTGTACAAAAAAGGAATCGCTGGCACGGCGATCAAGATTACATACAGGAAAAAATGCCCCCAGGGCAAGTTGGTTATTTTGACACAGAGTTTGTGAAAAGCTGGCGCTGGGAACTACAAGACGGCGGCTACGATTTTAGATTCCGTAAACACAAAAATCCCGGTGCTGGCACATCGTTGCCCCCGCAGACCAGTGTTTTGATATTCCATGGCAGTCCAAAACCACACGAAATCTCGGACCCAACTGTTTTACAGCACTGGAAATAGACGTATAAATACTACACCAAACTTTATTGACTAAAAGGATTTATTATGAACGCAAACATACTTGGCAGGATATTTTCAACACCGGCAGCGGTAACAGCATTGTTCAACGGTGAAGAAGTGTTCAGTGGGCAAGTCGGACAAGGGGTTCCACTTGACACAGAAACAGATATTTTGTTATTTGATTGGAAAAATGCCACGGACGAAGCCACGGCATCAATGACCATCACAGTGACGTCTGGCGTGATTTCGGTTGGATCATGTCTTGGTGATGCAGGCATAGACATGCGTAAAAACATCCTAATCAATGGACAACCACCCGAACAACCTAGCTCGGATGTTGGTTTTGTTCTTACTCAAGACTGGGCCGGCTGGTTTTTTGAAATCAGCGCCGGAGAAACTATAACATTCAATCTGTTTAACTACAAGGTTGGAACCATAGTTTAACAAGACTTCCAGTCAGATAAAAAGGGCTATTTTTAGCCCTTTTTTTATGGTTGACACAAAATCCAATAAATGCTATACTAACCCTGTTCACTAGCAAAACGGGCAAAACCCAGATGTTGCATAAAAACAACACCAAAAAACCCAGGAAAAATACGGGGTTGACCAGAAATGCCCATTTTGCTATAATAATGGTATAGTAAGTAAACAAGGACGGCACATGATTTGGATTATGTATGTTGTTGTTTATTGGTCTTGTATAGCATAGATTCCGTATTGACATCAAAAGAGAATCCGCATACAATATTGTTTTGTAACGTCATTTTAGGAGCAGACTAAATGAGCACAGTTCGTATCATCCGCGGTGTATATCGCAACCAACCCATCGTCAACGCCACTTTTGCGTTGGTGAAAGATTTCACAACCAGTGCCAAAGGTAACTTTGTTACCGTTGCCAATGGTGATTATTTTCCGGGTTTCCCCAGTGAAATCCGCGTCAAAGTTGACAGTATCAATGACATTGAGTTTGTAGATGGAGGGCCCATGGGCAAAGCAGACAAAGTAGTAGAGTTCAAGAAACCCGTGAAAGTGGAAACTGACGAAGAAGTCATGGCTCGTATTGAACAGCGTTTCAACATCCTTGATGACATGACCAAGGCCGCTATTGCTGGCGACATCCGTGCTATGATCGTAGTTGGCCCTCCTGGTGTGGGCAAGAGCTACGGTGTTGAGTTCCAGCTAGAAAAGGCTGGATTGTTTGATCAACTGTCAGGTCGCAAGATCAAATATGAAGTGGTCAAAGGTGCAATGACTGCCATTGGTTTGTACTGCACTCTGTATCGTCACTCAGATCCCAACAATGTCCTTGTGTTTGACGACTGTGACAGCGTATTCCAAGATGATGTATCGTTGAACATCCTCAAGGCCGCCCTGGACTCAGGCAAGAAGCGTCGTATCTGCTGGAACTCAGACAGTGCCATGCTCCGTCGTGAAGGTGTACCAGATCAGTTCGACTTCAAAGGCAGTGCGATTTTTATTACCAACTTGAAGTTTGATCACCTCAAGTCAAAGAAACTGCAAGACCACTTAGAAGCCCTGCAAAGTCGTTGCCACTTCCTGGACTTGACTTTGGATACCATGCGTGACAAGTTCTTGCGCATCAAACAGATCTTCCGCCAAGGTCAGTTATTCAATGACTATGATTTTACGCCCGAGCAAGGTGATGAGATCTTGGCATTCATGGACGAGAACAAAGACAAACTCCGCGAAATGAGCCTGCGTATGGCGCTGAAGATTGCGGATCTTACCAAAGTGAGCGCCAACTGGCGAGCACTGGCAGAAAATACTGTTATGAAACACTAACAGTATCTTTGGAACGTCATTATAGTCTAGCTCCTAGGCGTTCCAACTTTACACAGGCAACCCTAAAAAGGTGCCTGTTTTTTTGACTTCTTAAATAAGTGCTGTATAATAATAGAATGAGAACTGCACGACTTATCATAAGCGACGAAGTCAATGTCAAAATCGAAGGGCTAGAACTAGATGCCAGACGAGCACTAGTCAACAAGTTCAAGTATGATGTTCCTTATGCCCGATACCTACCCGCAGTAAGGTTAGGTCGTTGGGATGGCAAAGTCAGCTTTTTCCAACTGGGTGGTAGCACTTATGTGAACCTACTACCCGAGATCATTCCTATCTTGGAAGAATACAACTACGACATTGAGCTAGACGATCGTAGAGAATACTCTACCACATTCGAGTTCGAGCAAGTACAGGAAGACTCGTTCCAAGATATCCTGTGGCCCAAAGGACATCCCAATGCCGGCGAACCCATCATGTTGCGTGACTATCAAGTAGACATCGTCAACAACTTCCTGGCCAACCCGCAGTGCCTACAAGAAGTGGCCACAGGTGCAGGTAAAACAATCATGACAGCCGCACTGAGCCATGCTGTCACGCCCTATGGTCGTAGCATCGTCATAGTGCCCAACAAGAGCCTTGTGACGCAGACAGAAAAGGACTACATCAACATGGAACTAGATGTGGGTGTGTTCTTTGGTGACCGCAAAGAGTTCGGCCGGCAACACACCATTTGTACCTGGCAAAGTCTAAATGTACTGTTAAAGAATACCAAGAATCAATCAGCAGAGATCACCATAGGTGAGTTTCTCGAAGGCGTAGTTTGCGTCATAGTTGATGAAGTACACATGGCCAAGGCTGATGCGTTGAAAACCCTGCTCACAGGGGTCATGGCGGAAGTGCCAATCCGCTGGGGATTGACTGGTACCATACCCAAAGAAGATTTTGAGTTCCAGGCCATACATGTTAGCATTGGCCCTGTTGTGAGTCGCTTGGCTGCCGCCGAGTTACAAGACAAAGGTGTGCTGGCACAATGCCATGTCAACGTAGTACAGCTGGTAGATCACGTGGAGTACAACAACTATCAATCAGAACTCAAGTACCTACTAGAAGAATCAGGACGGTTGGATACCATGGCCAGCCTGATACGGCAAGTCAATGAAACAGGCAACACCTTGGTGCTAGTAGATCGCATCACTGCTGGCCAGGAGTTAGTCAAGCGATTGGGAGAACGTGCTGTGTTTGTGTCAGGAGCTACCAAAGCAAAGGATAGACAAGATGAGTATGACGAAGTGGCTGAAGCTACCGATAAAATTATTGTTGCTACTTACGGCGTGGCCGCTGTTGGTATTAACATTCCTCGCATTTTCAATCTGGTTCTTGTGGAACCCGGAAAGAGCTTTGTCCGCGTTATACAGAGTATCGGGCGAGGTATTAGAAAAGCAGAAGACAAGGACTTCGTCCAAATCTGGGACATAACAAGCACCTGTAAGTTTGCCAAACGACACCTTACCAAGCGTAAGCAGTTTTACAAAGAAGCTCGCTATCCTTTTACACAAGAGAAACTAGAATGGCAAAAGTAATACCCATAGAATCTTTGCCCAACAATCTCTGTATGGCGCCGTTTACATACATTACGTTTGACTCTAATCATAATGTAAGTCCGTGCCCAGCACTGGGAGGAAGTTTATGGAACTTTCCTGACCAGTCACTGAGTGAAATTTGGAAGAATCAAGAATTTGAAGCGTTTAGACAAGGCATGCTAGAGAACAAAAAACAAAATGCTTGCCATCGTTGCTGGGGTGAAGAAGCAGTGGGACTTGCCAGTGAGCGAACCATGCTGTGGGATCCTGCAAAAGATCCACAAGGAACAAATACTACTCTGCTGGAAACTTCTAAAACACCTTCACAGATTATGACAACTGGTGAGTGGAAGAAAGGCCCAATGCAGGCAGCCATCAAAATCAGTAACGTATGTAATCTAAGGTGTCGTAGTTGTAACTCAGCAGACAGCGTTACCTTGTCTGTGGAAGGAAAGTATTTTGAAAAGACTTACGGGCTGAAAGATAACTTTTGGCTCAAAGACACCAAGAGCAGAACATTCACTGATGAACAAATTGATGAGATTGCTGACTTTTGTTCCAACTGTTCACGCATAGAATTCTACGGCGGCGAGCCATTGATAGACAAACAACTTCCTCGCTTGTTAAAAAAACTAGTAGACAAAGGCGTGTCGCGCAACATCAATATCAACGTCAGTACCAACGTCACCAACAAGATGGATGACGAGTTAATAGATACGCTGAGTCAGTTTGCACACTTCAATCTCAACTTGAGTATCGACGGGTGGGGCTCGCAGTTTGCGTATCTGAGACACCCTGCCAGCTGGGAAGATGTGTACGACAACATTCGTTGGTTTATCAGGCTCAGAGATTCTGGCCGGATTCCAATGTCAATACTGTCAGTAATTACTGTAACCTCAATGAATGTATTCTATCTGCCGGACTTGATTGCCCGGCTAAAGATTCATTTTGGATTAGACGTACACTTAATACTGTCCTATCATCCTTATTATTTCTCCGTTAAGAACATACCTGATGTCATAGCGGATCGTGTGGCAGATCGATTACAAAATTTTGAATTGCATGATCTACAGCCCGTGGTTAATTTACTCAAGCAACCACATGATCCAAAACTGTGGAAAGAGTTTCAGCAGTGGACATCAATAACAGATCAGTACAGAAAAGAAAGTTTTGCAGAAACATTTCCTGAGTTCTATCAATTGATTTGCAAACTAGATACAGATTTTAAAATTTAACATGGGTAAACTTTATCAACAGGTTGGGCGATATCTTCATGGTACGTTTGATGATATCATAGTTGAACTGGGCAGTGATCGTTGGGAGGGTAGCACAGCCTACTTTGCTGATCTAGCCAACACACATAACACCAGGCTGATCACGGTAGATCTTGATCCAGAAGCTTACCACCGGGTGACAAAAACTGTAAATAAGGATTACCTCAATAGAGTTGATTTTGTTTGTGCAGATGCCAGCCTTTGGTGCAAATCCTTTGACCTACTGTCTTTAAGAATCAAGGTATTGTATTTAGATAACTTTGATTGGGATTGGGAGCCCGATCGTTCCACCAACGAAATCCGTAAACAACAAGACTGGTATCGGACCAAAGGGCTGGAAATGACCAATCTTAACTGCCAAATCAATCACCAAAGTCAGATGATGTATCTACTGCCTTGTATGGCATCAAAGAGCATTGTGTGTATTGATGATACCTATGAATACAAGGGTGTATACATAGGCAAAGGAGGTTCGGTAGTGCCTTATCTGATGGCCAATGGTTATCAACTACTTAAATCTGGAGATTATGGAGTGATCCTTGGTCGCGGAACACGTAATAATATTGTATAATGAATGACATGAAAATATTGACACTAGACAACACAGCCTATGATTTAGATACGCTACCTGAAGAAGTGGATGACATGAGGTTTGCGATCCTGGATAACTCCGATCCATCAGATCCTGACTATCACTACATACCACTAATATTTTTAGAGAGCTTTAACTCACCGGCACTGGTCTTACAAATCGGAGAACACCGTGTGAAGATGCCCATTGATTGGCAAATCTTGATTGGAGAACCCGACCTTGGTGACTTGGAAATGCTACCATTGACATCAATCAACGATCGTGGGTTCAAAGCATTCCAGTTCAACCCATTGACCAGTTTCCGTCCTAGCTTCCTTGACATTGAAATAGTTGATGTGTATCATGATGTGGCCTGGTATGCTCCCAAACTCAAGAACGGGCAGATGCTGTGTATACCTCTTAACAATGATCCTGAACCTGACTGTGTTTACTTTGTCAAGGACATCAGCAGGAACTGCGAAATAGTTGACTACAACAAGGCTTGGTAATGGACAAACTGTCAATACAGAATGAGATGACACAGTTCGATCGTAAGAACCGAGACTTTTACAACGAGCTCACAGACGAAGAAAAGAAAAAGTTCTCCAACTATCTCATGATACGCTGGGGATCCAGTGTGCAAGGTTCAAGGGAACTGCAAGAGTTCTATGTCATAGCAACCAACGAAAGACTGAACAAACATTTCTTTGCCGTGAACAAACATCCCAAACTGCAATGGCTCATGGCTACGTCAGTGAGTCCAGGTATGGGCACACACAGGCATCAGTGGATAGCTCCCAAGAAAAAAGATTCAGGCAACAGTGAAGTAAAAAAAGCATTGATAGAGTTATATCCTGCAATGAAGATGAGTGACATTGATGCGTTGACTGCAATAACGACCAAAGCTGACATCAAAGAACTAATGAAGAATAGAGGAAAAACAGACTAATGTATTCAGTATATCAACATTGGGATCCGCTCAAGGTCTGCTTGGTTGGGCAAACATATCCGCCAGAGTTTTATTCCTGGATCAAAGATACCAACACAAGGAATCGTTTTGAAAAGCTGGCCGAAGAAACAGAAGAAGACTATCAAGGTCTTATCAAACTACTAACGGAGAAGTTTGGTGTTAAAGTACATCGTCCAAAGTTTCCACACAATCTAGATGAACTCTACATCGATGGAAAGTGGGTACAACCACCCACGGCTCCTAGAGACTATTTTTTAATGATCGAAGATCGTTTTTGGGTTCCGCAAGTGCCCAATGCCAGCCATGCATGGAGTGTGTTTTATAGACAAAACAAACCGGCACATTGTCCTGACTATGTTCGTCCCAGCGATTTCTATGAGGCTTGGCCCAATCATGCTGCCGAGATCAAAGAAAAGTTTGCGAGATTTTGTGCCATAGATCAAAAGCATCTTGATGGCAAACTTGGTTTTTATAACCATGTGTTTGATGAAATCCGCGAACAAGGCAATGAAATAGTTTACACAGATCTTGATTTTATCAATGGCTGTTTTGTAAGCCGCATCGGTGAAAACTTATTTTTTGCCACACAGACCTATCACGATGACAAACAGGCCATACTTGATCAAGTCAATCAACTGTTCCCTCGCACAGTCAATCGCGTAGTAAACTCAGGCGGCCACGGCGATGCTGTGTATTGTCCTGTCACACCTGGGTTGATTATCAGTCTCAACGATGTGCCCACTTACGCAGACACATTCCCAGGCTGGGAAGTGGTCTATTTGCCACCTTCTAACTATGCTCACATGCGTGAGTTTGAGTTTTCAATGAAGCGCAACAAAGGACGCTGGTTCATGCCAGGATTTGAACAGGACAACAACCTCATACACATGGTAGATCACTACTTTGATGAATGGGTAGGGCAAGTCAGTGAAACTGTGTTTGATGTCAATATCTTGATCGTGGATCCAAAAAACATTGTAGTCAGCACACATAATGATCGTGTGGAACAAGCCTGCGCTCGGCATGGCATCGAAGTTCATGTGGTGCCGTTCCGACACAAGTATTTTTGGGACTGTGGTATCCACTGTGTGACCAATGATATTTCGAGACAAGGCACTGTACAAAACTGGTTCAAATAAGCTATAATAAATTGTGCAAGCGGTAAAGTATACATGTCAGTATTGTAAAAAAGATTTCCAGAGAGAGACCAGCCTCTCTGTCCATCTCTGCGAACAAAAACAACGTTATCAAAGCAAAGACGAATCTGGAGTGCGATTGGGACTGCAAGCATATCTCAGATTCTATGAAATGACACAAGGCTCGGCCAAACTAAAAACGTTTGATGACTTTGCTACTAGTCCGTACTATCGAGCCTTTGTCAAGTTTGGTCGTCATTGTGTGGCCATCAACGCTGTGAATACTGCACGTTTCATTGACTGGGTAGTTGAAAAAAATAAAAAGATTGATCACTGGTGCAAAGATTCTATCTATACAGAATATCTCACCGATTACCTACGTCGAGAATCAGTGACAGATGCGCTGGCTCGTGCCATAGAATATTCTATCAAGTGGAATGAAACCCACGATCACCCTGCGCATGATTTCCTAAGATACGGCAACGACAATGCTGTGGCCTATGCAGTAAGCACAGGTCGTATCAGTGCCTGGGTGCTGTACAACTGCGAAAGTGGACAGGCTTGGTTAGAAAACATGGACCCTGATCAGACCAAAATCGTTTGGCCTTGGATTGACCCAGAGTTTTGGCAAAAGAAGTTTGGTGACTACCCAGCGGATCAAGAGTATGCCAAAGAAATGTTAAAGAAAGCAGGTTGGTAATGAGCGCAGACATCGACATAGACCTAGCTGACAGAGAACAAGTACTGAAGTTAATACAGCACACTCCAGCTCGACAAACAACTGATGGGCGGGTGCGGCGGCATAACTCGGGTGTGTACATCACAGACATACCTCGAGATCCTGTAAATGGATGTGCGGCCATAGACTATCAAGAAGCTGAACAACGTGGCTACTTCAAGATTGACTTGTTAAACATGACTGTGTATCAGCTGATACGAGATCAAGCACACTATGATGAAATGCTGGCTGCTCCTGTGCCTTGGCATAGGTTACAAGAACGCGAGTTTTGCGAAAAGATAGTACACATTGGCAATCATTATGATCTCGTTCAACAGTTACAGCCCGATAGTATACCCAGGATGGCCATGTTCCTTGCTGTGATACGCCCGGCCAAGCGACATCTAGCACAGGGCGGCTGGCCCGCGATCTCGCAAGACATTTGGACACGTCCTGCAGATGACAGTTATTTTTTCAAGAAAAGTCATGCAGTGGGCTACGCACAGCTGGTAGCCTTGCACATGAATCTAATCCATTTTGCGGACCAGGGTGATTGATTTACGTTTGCTTTTTTTGCGGGCGATGTCAATGAGACTGGTGCATGGACCGTGCAATATTTCCAGATCTTTGTTGACAAAAGTTCGTAGATAAGGGCGGAATACTTCCCAGTCCTGCTTGAGGAATATATTGATGGGTATGCTACGATTTGACTCCCACCACCACTGATTGGCCAGTTCTAAAAACAGCTTTTTAAGCTCAGCATGCTGTATATTTCCAAAGTCGTATATGGTCGTGACAGCGTCATCGCGATTTTGCACCACGCCAATGTATTCGTTACCGGCGTAGGTGCAAAAGGTTATGAAAGGATATCGTTCTGCTATTTTGGCGAAGATCTCTGTGCCCATAAATATCTTAAGGAATTATTATAATGTATTCTACCACTGCCTATTTATATCAGCAAAAACAACAGGTATTATTGATTGATACCAGTGGTGCTTACTTTGACCGGAGGTGGCAACCTGTGTACACAAAAAACTTAAAGATACATCGTGGCGTGGACAACGTCATACTATTTCAGTTCGTCAACCAAGACGAAAAGCCTGTGAATATCACGGGCAGTACCATTACATTTAGATTGATCAGTACCAACGGAGACATACTGTTGTTGACCAAAGATTTGGAAATCCTAAACGCCACCTATGGACGAGCCAAAGTAACACTACTGTCAACTGACTTAGATGAAATAGATGCACAACCTGTGGGCTGGAGCCTTGAGCGCAACACAGTGACCAGTGACCTTTATGAGCCTGTGTTTTCTGATGCATACTCAGGCGGCCGAGGCAAAGCTGATGTAGTAGACAGCGTGTACCCTGCTTTTGTGCCCAGCGAAATAATGACTGTGCCTACCAACCCAGAAATCAGTTTGGATAATCCCAATCGTAATCACACTTCGGCTGTGTATGTACAAGGACGGCCCCTGGTCACATTCCAGATGACTTTTGACAACTTTTCAGGCAACGTGAAACCACAAGGCTCTAACACACAACTGGGCCCATGGTATGACATTGGTAGCCAGCGTCAGTATATCAATAGAGAAGAACGTGATCATTGGAACATAGAAGGCTATCACAACTATGTGCGTTTTGAGATCAATCAATATGGATACAAAGCCAAGGTTGGCAATGTCATAGTCAGCGGCGGCACAGTTACAAATATCACCATGAACAACCAAGGTAGCCAGTGGTTGTCTACACCACTGCCCAACATTGATATCCACGGCGAAGGTACCGGAGCCACGGCCTATGCAGAAGCATCGGGTGGTAATGTCACTGGTGCTTTTGTCATCACCGGCGGCGAAGGCTATGTCAACAACCCCAACGCTGCCATCAACAATGGATTTATAACCAGCATCGCATTTAGATGAAGATACGTAAACTGGTAGTTTTTGGCGATAGTTGGAGCTATGGCGATGAACTGGTCGCACCAGAGTTTCGAGATCTGTCTGACGCAGATTTCAGAGACCATTATGATCAAAACAGACCTTATAGATTAGACCATTGTTATGCTGGACTAGTGGCCAAACATTTTGATCTAGAACTAGACAACATGGCCTTTCCTGGGTCCAGCCTGGAAAGCATGCGCTGGAACTTTATGTGGTACCTACGCAACGGACAAAGCACAGATGATGTGTTATTCCTAGTAGGTCACACAGATGCCACTCGTCAGAGCTGGTTCAATCCCTTGCACGAAATCAGTCGCAGAGATCCACAATGGAACAGACACATGCACGGCACCTGGCTCACTCAACCCAATCCTGACATTGATGACAACTGGTTTAAACTACAGAAACTTTGGTTGGGGATGAGCTTCCATACCGACTGGGCGGAATACAACTTCCAAACGTCAATCAACTTGTTTGATCAATCCACTAGCCGTTACGGCATACCAGTGGTACAGTTCTCGGTGTTGCCCAATCGCTATGGTGTCACGGTTCCCAGTCTGATCTATCCAGGACTGAGTTTCCGAGAAATACTACACCAAAAGAAAACCGATCTTGGAGTAGAACCATTTGCTCGAGGTGGTCATCCCAATGAAAAAGGCCATCAACTCATAGCAGATCACTTGATTGAACACATAAAATATGCTAAAATGTTAGAGTGATCGATGTCCTTTCTTATCTTCCCAACAAACGCAAAAGCACTAGCTCTGGCTGGATAAGCTTCAATGCTCCCTGTTGTGTACACAACGGTGAAAGTGCTGACCGGCGCCAGCGTGGTGGCATCAAGACCACAGATCAAGGATGGAGTTACCACTGCTTTAACTGTGGATTCACTGCCAGCTTTGTGTTGGGACGCAACTTGTCATTCAAGGCACGCAAACTATTGAGCTGGCTCAATGTAGATCGCAATGAGATCGAACGTATCAATCTTGAAAGTCTACGTCATCGCAATATCGAAGGCATACTCAATGAGAGACAACAGATATCACAAAAGTTACAGGGCATAGAGTTTGAAGATCGAGACTTGCCAGCAGACACACAACCTTTGAACGACATCGCGCAACAATATCTCAATGATCGTTGCATGCCCACAGACTATCCTTTCCTGTATAAAACCATGCCAAGGCCAGGTATCGTCATACCGTTTACACACGACAATCAAGTGGTTGGTCACACCACTAGATTCTTAGATGATCGTACACCCAAATACATACAAGACATACAGCATGGTTATGTGTTTGGTACAGATCTGCAACGTGACACTTGGCAACATGTGTTAGTCATGGAAGGTGTGTTTGACGCACTCAGTGTCAGCGGCCTAGCTGTGCTACATGCCGAAATCAATGATGCACAAGTAAAGTTGATACGCAGTCTAGGACGTGAAATCACAGTGGTTCCTGATCAAGATGAAGCAGGAATGAAGTTGGTAGATCGTGCTCTTGAACTGGGTTGGGCCGTGAGCATACCTAACTGGCCTGCAGATGTCAAAGACGTCAATGATGCTGTGCGCCGTTATGGTCGAACAGCCACGTTGTTGAGTATATTTGAAGCTAGAAATACAAATCGCATACGCATAGAGATGTCCAAGAAAAATCTTGTAAGGAAACTCCATGTCTAGATTGATCGTATACGGCGACAGCTATAGCACTCCGGGATTTTGTGTTGATCCGCAGGAATCATGGTGGGGTCTGATGGCGCAGGCCTTGCAAGTTGACTCGGTGGAAAACTACAGCTGGCCCGGAAATAACATAGACAGTATATCGCATCTCATCGTAGCCGGTGCAGGGTTCACACCCAATGACTATGTCGTGATAGGTGTGCCACCCATTGAACGTTTTACAGTGTATGACACTGAAGGCCAGCCTCCAAGATACCATAGATTCTTTGGTAATCTCAAGCTCATGGACCAGCCTGAACTACGCGAACACGATGGCTTGCGCCAAGTGACCACTCATCAACTGGGCAAAGGATACGTGATGAGTTGGAATCGCAGTTGGCAAGAAGCACAGACCTTGCGTGAGCTATTTTTACTGTCTAGGTATATCCTGGGATGGACACAGCGTTATCTGATTGTTAATCTAGCAGAACCTTTCCAACCCGAAACTGATTGGCCAGTGCTGGGTAACATACAAAGAAGGTTCCTGGCTGATCCACACAGCATCATATTCAATGATACCTATTATAGCATCAACAAAGGCGTTCATCGTCCTGTAGACTATGAACAGTTTGGTTGGCATGGGCACTATGGTGCTGATGGCAATCAACATTGGTGGGAACAAGTTCTGCAACCTAGGATCCAACAGTTGGGGTGGTTATGATTTACTTTGGCGGATGTAGTATCACAATGGGTGCCGGTTATCCAGCACAGCAACAAGATCATAGGATATATCCTAATCTAGTTGCAACAGCAATGAGATCTCACGCAGACAATCAGGCCGAAGGCGGATCCAGCAATCACAAGATCTTTATCCGTGCCGCCAAGGCATTGCTGGATAGAAATCATGACGCCTACATTGTTCAATGGAGTGCTTTGCATAGACATTGGGTATACCCAAGTCCCAAACAAGGATTCTATATTGGCAGCCACAGTGACAATAACATAGTGGATAGAACATTTGTTGCCCAGTATCAGTTGCTCAATCACGATTATAGTAATATAATGAACTTGATAGATTACACTAGAATACTACAACAAATGGCCGATGATGCCAGCAGTGATATTTGGTTTGTAAACGGCATGATTCCGTGGACCGAAGACATGCTCATAGGTGCAGATCACAGCGTGTATGCACAGAGCTTGTATCAAGGTCTGGCCGTGGCAGAGATTGAAGATTATAGCGAACGGTTAAGAAACAATCTTGAGTTGGTTGATTGGACACAATGGATCAACCCTTGGGTCAGCATCAATGACATGCAAAAGGACAACGCACCTCTAGACACACATCCAGGCCCAGACACACATGCTTTGGTCGCTGATATGATTTTAGATGTGATCGACGAAATAGATACATAAAACGAGAAGCCAATATGAAAGATTATCCAGTAGAAGTACAACGACTGTTTCTTGAGATCATGATGCAGGATGCACAGAGCTTTGTGCGTGTGCAAAACATCTACAATCCTGAAAACTTTGATCGTAGTTTGCGTTCGGCAGCCAAGTTTATACAAGAACATGCAGACAAACACAAGACATTGCCAGACCGCAAACAAGTGCGAGCAGTGACTAACATAGGCTTAGAAGAGATCCCGGACATCAACGAAGGGCATCTTGACTGGTTCATGGAAGAGTTTGAAGGCTTTACTCGCCGCCAAGAACTGGAACGTGCTATCTTGAAATCAGCAGACTTGCTGGAAAAAGGTAACTTTGATCCGGTAGAAAAGCTGATCAAAGATGCCGTACAAATATCACTGACCAAAGACTTAGGCACAGATTACTTTGACGATCCACGTGCTCGTTTGTTGGCATTGAAAAACAACAACGGACAAAACAGCACAGGTTGGCCCGCCCTGGATAGATTGCTGTACGGTGGATTCAATCGAGGAGAACTACAGATCTTTGCTGGCGGATCAGGCTCGGGCAAGAGTTTGTTCATGCAGAACTTGGCAGTGAACTGGGCACAGGCCGGACTCAATGGTTGTTATATCACACTGGAACTCAGTGAAGGTTTATGTTCAATGCGTATTGATTCAATGATGACCAATACTTCGGCCAAAGAGATTTTCCGAGACATTGACACAGTAGAAATGAAAGTCAAGATGATGCAGAAGAAGTCTGGCGCACTACAAATCAAGTACATGCCGGCACAAAGCACAGTGAACGACATCCGTGCATACTTAAAAGAACTGCAAGTCAAAACAGGCAAGCGTGTGGATTTTTTGTGTGTGGACTATTTGGATCTAATCATGCCTGTGAGTGCCAAGGTCAGCCCCAACGACTTGTTTGTCAAAGACAAATATGTTTCGGAAGAACTGCGTAACTTGGCCAAAGAACTCAATGTGTTGTTTGTCACAGCAAGTCAGTTGAATCGTGCGGCTGTGGAAGAGATTGAGTTCGATCACAGCCATATTTCGGGTGGTATTTCAAAGATCAACACAGCAGACAATGTGTTCGGTATCTTTACCAGCCGGGCTATGCGTGAGCGTGGACGTTATCAGATACAGTTGATGAAAACTCGTAGTAGTTCGGGCGTGGGGCAAAAGGTAGACTTAGAGTTTGATATTGAGAGCCTGAGAATCAGAGACTTGGCCGAAGACGAAGGATATCAAGAGTTCAAGAAACGAGCTCCTAGTATCTACGAAAGCATCAAGGCCAAGAGCAAACTTTCGGAAGAAGAAGCCAATGCAACCACACCTGATCAGCCAGGCAAGATCACAGCCGACGTACAAAGTAGCAAGCTCAAACAGCTATTGGGACAGATCAAGGCAAACTGAGATATTGATCTATACTCATAGATTTGACGTCTTTTCTGTGGCAGTGTAAGAACTGACTACCGTCTCTACTACACATTTCTCCATTGCCCAGTATCACTGATCCTGCGGTGTATTTTACTGGGCGGTCAACTATGAGATCGACATACTCACCTTCGCCTACACCCAACGTGATAAAATGTATGTACTGTTGTTTGTCTCTGCGAAATACTCTAGAGTTAGCTACGATGCCAGCAAACTCAAATCTGTCTAGATAGAGATTCTTTACTCCCATGTTGGGCAAGAATCCTGGCGAGTTCCAGCATCCATGTTCAAGAAAACTTTCTACAGGATCTTCTGTAAGCCAGTTTTCAAAGCCTAGTTCACGCAAATCCCATCCTGCTCGTTTGGCTTCATTTCGATAGACCCAACGAGCATAGGATCCTTGGCAATGTAGCAATGCCGCCCGCCAGAACTCGCGAGGATTATGGGCTTTCTGATAAGCCAGTGCCCAGATTAGCCTGCCAAGATTCACAGCATGTGCGCGACACAAACCAAAGCCTGACAGACTTTGCATTTCCTGATAGATTTCATGACGTCGTGGATGATCACCCAGTCGTGACATAAACTCCATTACTTTTTCTTCATTGCGTTTAGCAAATGCTCGACGATACATGTCAGCTTCATAAGCGTTGACAGATATCAGTTTCATTATTTTTTCTATGGCATCATCCTCGCAGACTATGGCAGAATCTTGCACAGTTTTTTTGGTCCAGTCGTGGAAGAAGCTGGCTTTTTTTCGACCCTCTACTGCCACCGGACGAACTAGAGCAGTAGCAAACACACAGTCTTCCACTGATGTAGGTTTGATAGCACGAAACAAACGTCTCATAGCCGGACTTTCTCCCTGTGTAACACCCAACACATCGCCTCGCTGTAGTAGGTCTGCTGTGAGGTCATCGGTTTTGGGATATTCGTGGATCATCCTAGTGGAATCTATTTCCATGAGTTGGCTCAATCCCCGATTGGCAAGAATGTCTACTTTGAGATGCTCGAGATCCTCTACTTCATTTTTATCTAACAAGATGAGATTGTCTTCTCGAAATAAACTTTTTGGTAGCTGTCGATCGAACACTATGATTCCGCCACAGTGCTTGCTCAGACAGCGTTTTTTGCCCATGAGTTTCTTTTCTATTCTTTTGGCTTCTTCAACATCAACACCAAGTTTGGCATAATCTATTTCTTTGGGCAGTCGGCCTTTGACCCCCAACCGTTTGGCTGCTTCACGACGTGCAGATTTTTCTTTGTACATCACGTAGTTTGATATTCTTGCTGTACGGCCGGGCCATGCATCAAATATTCTTTGCATGGCCAACTCTTGTTTGTGGTGCGGCACATCAATGTCAACGTCGGGTAAATCGTCTCGAAACGGATTGAGGAATCGCGCCAGCGGTATGTTCCATTCTATAGGATCAACGTCAGTGATACCCATGAGATAACAAACAAGACTTGACCCTGCTGATCCTCGAGTCATGTGTGGTATGTCTTGGTTTAAATCCAATACTCGTCGGATCTTGAGAAAGTAATCTGTGAATCGTTGATCTACAATGATACCAAATTCTTCTACTAGACGTTCTTGGTATTCTACAATGTCAGGGCAGGGCCTACGGAACTCTGCCATCAGTGCCTGTATATTTTCTAAGTCTGTTTTCATTTTATATGCCTTTAATGTGCCTGTGGCATATTTAATCTTAAATAGTTCTGATGATTAAAAATGGTGAGCCATGTATCAGCTGAAAGATATCAGGCATGTGCATTTAGAAATATCCAGCAGGTGTAATGCGGCCTGCCCGCTGTGCCCTAGGAACTTCTATGGGTATCCCTACAATGATGGCTATGTCGAACATGACATGACCCTAGACGAAGCACAAAAGATATTCACCAAAGATTTTTTAACCCAGATCAATGAAATCTATGTCAACGGAAACTTCGGCGATGCAGTAATGAACGCCGAAACTGTGCCCATTTTATCATATTTTCGAGAAACAAATCCGTTGTTGAAAATATCGATCAGCACCAATGGTGGGGCCAGAGATAGAGACTACTGGGAATCTCTGGCCCATTTAAATATCGTAGTGCTATTTTGCATTGACGGACTCGAAGACACGCACAGTCTTTATAGGCAAAACACTCTGTATTCCACTGTGATCCGTAACGCTGGAATCTTTATTGCCGCAGGTGGGCATGCTGTATGGAAAATGATTGAGTTTGATCATAATCAACACCAATGGGACCAAGCTCGTAAGTTATCAATGGCAATGGGTTTCCAAGAGTTTCGATTGGTCAATCATGGTCGAGATCAAGCCCCTGTTTTTAATAATCAAGGCCAGCTCACACATGTGATAGGAACTCCTACGCAAACAGATTTTAAAATATTGTTTGACAGCAGAAAAACCGATGAAGTCCTGTTGGAGGACATCGTGCCTGGGCGCAGTCCAAGACCTATAAAATGCCAGGTACAAAAAAGCAAATCCGTGTACATATCCAGTACCGGTGATGTGTATCCTTGTTGTTTTTTAGGATTCAATCCCAGAGAGTATGGACATGGCGCCTATCATCAAGCGGCCAATGCACAGATAAAAAAGATATTAAAACCCAATAACGCAGTTCAAAATGATTTGGAATCCTGCATTTCCTGGTTTGCAGACGTGGAAAAATCCTGGAAAATACCTGAGTTTGAGCAAGGTCGCCAGATCATTTGCAATGACGTTTGCGGACAAAGCCAATAAATATAATACAAAGGCTTTGTGATTATGCAAAAAAAGACCCGTAGTATACTAGAAGAACTTGATGCCATGTACATCGAGCGCGATCGCCGCCATGTCATTGAAAATCGTGCCAGCAACGTGATTGCCAGCGCCATTCGTCTCCTGGAGCAGATCGAACAAACCTACGATGCCGATCAAGCAGAAAATCTACAGCGCAAGCTGATAAATGCCATACGGATGCGCGATGCATCAAAGTTTACTCGTTCTGTAAGGCGCACCGATGAAGGTCAATGACATTGTCAATGAAGGTATCTGGAGTGATTTGAAAGCCCTGGGCAAAGCAAATAACGCACAGACCAAAAATGATATACAACAGGCCTTCAGTGGATTCAAAGGTTCTGTTACCCCTGAGTGGTATAAAAACTTAGCTGACAAAGTTTCCAAACAAAAAGGCATACAACAAACTGATCAACTGGCCAATGCCTGGACGGCAGCCTGGGCCAAGGAGTTTGAAAGAATGGAAACCGCGGCCGGTAAGCCATTTTCAGACGACGAGTATCGTGGATTATTCCGTGGTTGGTTAGAAAAAGCCGCCAAAGTCAATGTCAACGATGCTCCTTTGAAAACCTATATCAATGTACAAAGCACTCAAGCAGTAAAAAACTATTTGAATCAGCATTTTATTCCTCAGTACCTCAAAGCACAGAGCAATCCCATGTATGTGATACCCAATGGTACCGTGGTCAATACACAAACTACCGTGGGCAAAAAAAGCAGTCAAGTCAAATATACCTGGGATTCTACCAAAGGTCGTTTTGTTGATCCAAAAGGAGCCGAAGTACCTACCTATACTCAACTGCATGCAGATTTAGTACAACAGGCCATGGATCAAGCATCGGCAGCATCCACGGGTGTAACAACCATAGGAGGTGGCGGTGCGGCTACTGTCTGAAGGTGGCAACGTCTTCAAAGACAAAGACGGCAATCCACTCACACAACGAATCAATCAAAGCGATGTTGCGGCCACGATCATGTGGATCGAGCAACTCACTGGCTTGGAGTTTCCCCGCGAACGTTGGCTGGGTTCTACAGGCAAAGCCGTGACTTCCGGCGACATGGACCTGGCAGTGGATGCCAGCCAAATGTCCAAAGAACAGTTGGCAGCCCGTCTCACCCAGTGGGCACAGAGCCATGGAGAAGATCCCAAACTGTGGGTCAAGAAAGCTGGCGAAGTTCATCTCCGCACACCCATAGGCGGTGACCCCAAACGTGGATTCGTGCAAACAGATTTCATGTTCTTGCCCAACCTGGATTGGGGCACATTTTTTTACAATCAAGGCGAAAACTCAGCCTACAAAGGGTTGGTTCGTGCTGTGCTGATGAGTTCCATAGCCAAGACCAAGAATCTCAAAGTTGGAGTCAACGGCATGTTTGACCGTGCTACCAACAAGTTGTTGAGCCAGGATCCAGATGTAGTGGCCAAGGCCATACTCAATAAAAAAGCCACACGCAAAGACTTGAGCACTGTGGAATCAATCTATGCGGCCCTGAGCCGAGATCCTGAAAAAGAAAACAAGCTCAAAGACTTTCGCGAATATCTAGCTCAGCAAGGATTGCCTGACCCAGAAGCTCCAGTTTCTGAAAATGAAGTATCGTTTTTGAGTCGACTGCGTGATCGCATAGTAAACCAAGGCATGGTCATGATCATGGAAGGAGTGCGAATCGAGCACCCCGAGGACATGGTGTTTGACATGGGCAGTCGCGGTATCACCAGCGCACTGGATGGTATAGTGGCCACAGCACGTCAGCCCAGCACAGCCACAGTGAAATGGGACGGTCGTCCTGCCATCATATTTGGTCGCAAACCCAATGGAGATTTTGTACTCACAGACAAGGCTGGGTTCCTGGCCAAAGGCTATGATGGCTTGGCCACCAGTCCACAACAGATCGCACAGATCATGGGTCAACGTGGCGGTGAGCGAGGTGAACTCATAGCTCTGTACCAAAAACTGTTTCCATTGTTGAGAGCCGCAGTGCCACCAGACTTCCGTGGCTACATACAAGGTGACTTGTTGTACAGCAACACTCCGCCTGTAAACAACGGAGCCTATGTGTTCCAGCCCAACACAGTGACTTATTCAGTGCCTGTGGATTCAGAACTGGGCAAACAGGTTGGCGCCAGCGAAGTGGCCGTGGTCATACATACCGCTCTTGATGCACCAGGCGCCCAACCACAGCCCATACGTGCTGCCGAACTCAAACCCGTGCCAGGCTTGTTGATACTTGACCCTAGCCTCAAAGAACCCAGAGACATCAAGCTCAATGCCAGCACAGTCAAAGATTTAAAGACCATAGCTGCCACACAAGGCGCTGGTATCGATCAGCTATTTGATCCTCAGGAACTGCGGGCCCGCAAAATAACCAACCTTCCACAGCTGATGAAAACCTATATCAATGCTCGGGTGAGAGAAGGTAACTTCAACAATCTCATAGGTGGGTTTGGACCCTGGATCCAGGCCAAGGAACCTGCCAAAGCACCACGCATCTTTGAATGGGCCACAGAAAACAAAGCGGCCGTGGCCGCTGTATTCCAAGCGTTCTTAGACTTGAGCAGTCTTAAAAATGAACTGGTACGCCAGCTAGATGCACAAGCCCATGACGTGCAGGCATCCATCAACAACGAACCCGGGCATGAAGGCTATGTGGGCCAAGGCATGAAGTTCGTGGATCGCATGCGGTTTAGTGCGGCAAACTTTGCCCGCAACAATCCCGATTTGGCTTGATACTGCCCGATTTCTCCGTTCTGGTATAAATAAGTGTAGGGCAAAAGGCCCACAAATATAAGGAGATATATCATGGCAGGTTTTACAAGAGTCAATGGTGATTCACAACCAGTATTCGCACTAGACACACAAAATGGTCCAGTTGCACCTTCAACTTCGTTGGCAGGCGTTCCCGTCCAGCCACAAGGTCCAAAACTCGACTTCTTCCGTGCAGTTGCTAACAACAGCATCAACGGCGAAGGCGGTGTAGCAGAGTATGTTGCTAACGTGATCACAGCGATCCAGCAAACATCCACAGTTGCTATGTACCAAGTTGACGGCACAGCACTTTCTGTTGCTGTTTACCCAACAGGTGCTTTTGCTGATGCATCCGCTTTCTTAGCAGCCGCTAACATCACCTACACTGGTTTCCAACTCAACAGCGCAACAGCCAACGGTTTCAAACTGTCTGCTTAATCGCGTTTAGCTCGAACCTAAAAAGCCCTAGTTCTTTAACTAGGGTTTTTTTACGGCTTAAATACCTGCATGAGCGGAGAATACGTTTTTGAAAGCCCCGACGGTGGACACACAGTATACCGTCGGCATGTGGGCAAGCAAGACAGAGAACTGGTTAAAGTCAGTCCGGAAAAGCAAAGCACTATGGAAATGATCAGAGAAGACAAACTCTGGGGAGGTATCCGACGTGCTGCCAAGACAGATCCTGCGCTCAAAGAAATGTTAGATCAGGTCCGGGTATATTATGAACTCAAGCACAATGCGGAAAGTTGAATGTTTGTGCTTGTTTGACATCACTGCTACGGCTGTAAATGGAACTCAACGCAACATACAATATCCTTATACCACTAAAAACGGTATACAAATAAATGATTCCAAAGAACTTGCACAAGCTCGAAATCAGCAACGCAATCTTGACACCATACTACAGTTGATAGGCATGCGCACACAGATATTTGAAATCACCAATCCTGAACTGGTCACAGATGTTCCTGCGGAGTTTGCTTGGGCTGGCACAGATATGCGTGTGTGGCGCTTTACCTTTGAAATAGAACCACAGTCGCAGTGGTTGGTAGACGACGACGAGTTTTGGATATTGAAAAACGACAGTGATCGCACTCCCATGCTCGTGGGCCTGGAGGAAACAGCCCAAATGGAACCTTGGTTGGTCACACAAGGTTCAGACATCAACATCATTTATCATGCCCAAGACAATAAATAAACAGTCAACCAGGAAAGACCCCAATGGAAACAACGGACATCGAAAAGAAAAGTCTAGAAACACACGTGGAACTGTGCGCCCAGAGATACAAGTATCTGGAGGAAAAGCTGGAAGCAGTGGAGCAGACCGTGATAAATCTAAACTCAGTGATTCGCGAAGTACACGACATGGTACACGTAATGAGTCAACGCAACACCGATCGTCTGATCAACTGGGGAATCGGAATCATAGTATTCCTGTCCGGCATAGTGGGGTGGTTCCTCACACACTACGTACTAAAATAAGCGAGCGCCAGGCCCAGCTCATGCTGGAAAGATTGGCTCGAGACCATCTAATAAACAACTCCAACGCTATCATGCGCTTGGACGACAAAATCCGAGCGTTTGGCAAATATACCATAACAAAAAATCAACGCAGTTATCAAGTCTATCGTGGTGCCACTTTGGCAGCAGAACCCAGTTCCAGCAAGGTAGCATTGAGCTGGTGTGTGGCAGACAAGTACGGCAAAGATAGCTTGGCAAATGAATTGATAACACTGGATCATGAAATAGAACGCAGATCTGATGAAATCATGTATTACCGCAATACCCTGGCAAACAGCACGGATTCTTTGCTGAAATTCGTGACTGCAGACCGGCTGGCTGAAAGTCTAGCTCGTTTAAAATACGCCCAAGAACAGTTGGATAAATGTGTAAATCTGGCTAAATACTGGCAACAAAAAGGATTCAAAGATGAAACTGCAAGAATTGGAATCAAAAACCAAAACACAACAAAGTCTGAAAGTATTTGAAAGTCACTTTGGTCAGACATTGGCCATTGATGCTATCACACACAGTCAGGCACAAACCATGCTCAAGCGTGTGCGTGGGTTGATTCGTGAGTATCGCGAAACATCTGATTTTCATCGTAGTGAGCGCAATCCTGCATATATCAAACTGGTCGTGATGGAACGTGCTCTCGAGGGACGTGTCAAAGAATCACAACCTGGTGCCGCTCCAGGCATGGCCATGGCACAGCAAGATCCACAACAAGCCGCGGCAGCCGCAATGGACGGCAATCTAGCCAAAGGCGTGGCCAAAGTTGCCACAGGCACAGGTCAAGGTGGGCAAGCTGCCAAGTTGACCAAGGCCATACAAAGCACAGTGGCTGGCAAAACACTAGACGCTGGCAGCAAGGCCGCATTGGCCCAGCAAATGACTGGCATGGCCAATGTCATGAAAGATCCAACACAGGCTGGTAAACTCCAGCAGATGTTGAAAACAGCTTCAGCCAAGGCTGCCACCACACCTGGTCAGATGCAAGAAGCACGTCGTCGCAAGAAACTGCGCGAAGCCAGCGACTTGCAACAGGCGCAGGTCGTACTGGCCGCACAAGACATGGTCGATCAGATACAGAAAATGATCGAACAAGTGTCAGCCATGCAGTTCAAAGATCTACCAGCTCTTGTAGATTCAATCCGCAATGATGTTGGCATGGATCAAGCACAACAGTTTAACAATGATGTCACAGCCGCACTACAAGGTCTTATCCAGGGCCTCCAGGGTAGCAAGACCCAACTGGAAACCGCACAAGGTGTACTCACAGGCCAAGCCCCAGTGGTACCCGGACAAGATGCTGGTGCCGCAGGAGCCGCTCCCATTCCTGGAAGCGATGTACCCGGTGCTGACACTGGTGAAGAAGACGCAGATCTAAGCCTTGATGCCAATCTAGATTTGGATGCTGATGAAGAACTTCCACCAGCCAAAGCTCTAGGCCGCGAGCGTAGATAACATGTTGATCCGAGAATTCCGGGATCCAGATGCAACCAAACTGGCCGCCATAGGCCAGTTTTTGCTTAAACGAGCACAGGACACTGATGCCATCAAACCTATGAACGTTGATGCCTTCGTGAATCTTGCTCATGAAAATGGCATCAACTTGACGGCTGAACGCCTGGAAACATTGAGTGTGCAACCACCTCTCAATGGAGTCATTGACTCTATCCAAAACGGCGAGATCATTTGGAAAGGCTCAAAGACTCCACAGGCCGGAGATCAGAAAATGAGCGTGGATCAGGCTCGTAAAACCGTGAACCAAATGGCCAAACGTGCCATTGATATCTAGTAAATAATCAAGTATAATAAAGCAAGGAGGTTCTTATGGCATACAGCGATAAGGTCATAGATCATTATGAAAACCCGAGAAACGTTGGATCCTTTGGCAAAGACGATAATAGTGTTGGCACTGGTATGGTTGGTGCTCCTGCTTGCGGTGATGTCATGAAACTACAGATCAAGGTCAACGACAATGGTATCATTGAAGACGCAAAATTCAAAACTTATGGATGCGGTTCAGCGATTGCATCAAGTTCACTCGTTACCGAGTGGGTCAAGGGTAAAACGCTGGACGAAGCAGGATCGATTAAGAATTCTGCGATCGCAGAGGAACTTTCTCTTCCGCCGGTTAAAATCCATTGTTCGATTCTTGCGGAAGACGCAATAAAAGCCGCGATTGAAGACTATAGAAAAAAACATCAGGACTAAATGGATTGTATAAACGTCACTGACAGCGAAGTGGTCGTACAACTCACAGATTATATCAAACATGACGGATATGTGCATCATCTGCCAGAGCTGTATAGAACTCTCTATCAGCTCAGTGATGTGATCAGCACTCGCACAGTGAGATTTATGTCTCACGAAACAGAGCCTTTTAGGATGGTAGCATTTGACCGTGTGCTTGAGCACTTGGCCACTTCCATGAGATTGCCACAGCACAGATTGATACTGGATACCTATGATCATGTGCCAAGGTTTGAAACGCCTTGGGCCACGGTGGTCACTAGACCCAGCACAAGTTTAACAGCAGTGATGTATGATGTTGAAGTTGACAAATGTGTGAGAAATCCCAACGCCAGACTGTTTGGTGGATTCTTTGGAAGATTCACTCCGCATAGATTTTTGATGGCGTATTTTTTAGAAACAGAGATGGCACAACACAGTGTTGTGGCTTTCCAACCCAAGCTAGAATGGGCCGAGTATGAGTTTGAATCAGTCAAGAAATGGTTTGTTAAAGAACTAGATTGGTTACGCTCAAGACAGGAAATCAATGCCACCCTGGAAGGTGGCTACAACGGGCGAGTGGATGGCTTTAACTGTTTACCAGACTACCACAATGTTTTTCCTTTGTATCACATTGAAGTGGTGCTAGAAACCAATGTGTATGAGTGTGGTTGGTGGACGGAAAAAACTGCAAAATGTCTGATATCAGGCAAACCTTTTATTTTGTTAGGAACACCTGGACAGTTGGTTGAACTTAGGCGCCTGGGATTCAAGACGTTTGATCCTTGGATCAATGAGAGCTATGACAGCGAGCCAAACGCAGAAAAACGTTTTGATATGATCAAAGAAGAAATGCAACGCCTGGCATCTTTGGACAATGATACTAGACACAAAATGCTAGACGGAATAAATGCCATTGCAGATTACAATCGAGACAACTATCGCAGATTGATTGAAGAGTATTTTAAACAAAAATGATCAATATCACTGACCTGGCCGCTTGCAAAATCAAAGAAAATCTAGCACGTCGTGGACGAGGCTTGGGCATCAAAGTTGGTGTAAAAACCACTGGTTGCTCTGGGCTTGCTTATGTGTTAGAATATGTTGATGTTGAGCAAGGACGAGAACATTGTATAGCACACTATGATGTCAATGGTGTGCGTGTTTACTTAGATCCCAAACACAAACCCTATCTTGAAGGTATGACCATGGACTGGGTTCGCAACGGACTCAACGAAGGATTTGACTTTATCAACCCCAATGAACGTGACCGCTGTGGATGCGGAGAAAGTTTTCGTGTATAATCCAAAATATGATTATCAACCGCTGAGTCGTACCAGCGAAGATGGTAAACGATTATATCTCACGCCCGATGGCAAAAAGTTACCCAGCGTAACTACCATCCTGGACCATACCAAACCCGAAGAAAAGAAACGTGCCCTTAACGAGTGGCGCCGACGTGTTGGCCATGCACAAGCGCAAGCCATTACCACAGAAGCCGCCAATCGCGGCACCAGGATGCACACTTACTTAGAACACTATGTCAAAACAGGCGAACTCAAAGAACGTGGATCCAACCCTTATAGTTGGGCCAGCCACGCCATGGCAGGCACGGTCATAGACAAGGGCTTGAAAAATGTACAAGAATTCTGGGGTGTAGAAATACCTTTGTATTTTCCCAAACTCTATGCAGGTACCTCAGACGGCGCGGGCATACATCTCACAGATGAAGCCATATTGGATTACAAGCAAACCAACAAGCCCAAACGCGAAGAATGGATCGAAGATTACAAACTACAGCTCGTGGCCTATGCTTTGGCGCACAATGAAGTCTACGGAACTAAAATCCGCAAGGGCGTGGTATTGATGTGTGTAAAACCCGAGCTAGATTCTCAGGGTAATGTGCTCACAGAACCACAATACCAAGAATTTGTGCTCAAAGAACAAGATTTTGACCACTGGGAACAGCAGTGGTGGAAGCGTTTGGAGCTCTATTACTTGACCAGCTAAATACGTGATCGGAGACAAGAATGGCAATAGTTCAGATATCACGTATTACCCAGCGCAAAGGACTCAGTGAAAACTTACCGCAACTAGCGGGTGCAGAGTTTGGATGGGTCATTGACGAGCGCAGGCTCTTTATCGGTAACGGCACCATACAAGAAGGTGCTCCTGCCATTGGCAACACTGAAATACTCACCGAATATTCTGATATATTTGCCATCGCTGGACTCTACACCTACAAAGGTGAAGCCGGCGGATACACAGTACAAACAGGCCCCACCACAGGTGACCCTGTCAAACGTACTTTACAATCAGTGCTGGATGAAACAGCGTCAGTCAAAGACTTTGGCGCCACCGGTGATGGTGACACCGATGACACAGACGCTATCAATCGCGCTTTGTATCAGATGTTCTGCAGAGAAAACAATCCACAGGTACGTCGTAGTTTGTTTTTTCCAGCAGGCGTGTATCGTGTAACAAACTCTATCAACATTCCACCCTATGCCAAGCTCTACGGTGAAGGTGGAGATAGTTCCATTATATTCTTGAATGCAGCCACAGACTCAACTTTTGGTCCTTACGTGGCTCGCACCGCAGACAGCTTACAACAAACTGGTGTCAACATCGGCAACAACGGTGCATCACCTCCTCAGAACGTTGAAATCTACAACATGGGTTTCCAAAGCGACGAAGAAGTAGATCTCTTCTTGGTCGAGGATGCCGAGCAAATCAGTTTCCAAGATGTCAGCTTCAACGGACCTTTTAGCCAAAGCTACATCGAAAATAATCCAGGACTGGTGACCACAGCTGACATCGCCTGTGTGCGTTTTGCCAGCACAGTTAGCTATATCACAAACACCGTGACATTTGATTCCTGCCATTTCACTGGCATGAGCTATGCATTCAATGCCGACGAGAACATCCAAGGTATCACAGTACAAAACTCTAAACTCAATACACTTTATCAAGGCATATTGATTGGTACAAACACTGACCCCAGCGACACAGGTCCTGTGGGATTCCGTGTATTGCACAACTTGTTTGATAACGTAGCGCAAGAAGGCATCGTGGTTGGATCGCCGACCAACTCTGTGGGCTTGAATCAAACTGGTTACAATATATTTTTAGATGTTGCCACCAACTTCCAAGGCGGCAATCAGACTCCTACCGCACCCATCATTGATTTTCAAACAGACAACAACGTATCGCTGGGCGATATGTTTGAACGAGACGAAGTGTTTAATGCCATCGAACCTCGCATCAAGATCAATAACAAAAAAGTATTTGCCATCGACAATGGCGAACGCTACAAGTTTGGAACATACACCAGAAATGCCGGTGAGCAGGTCTATCTAGATCTTGAAGGTACCCCAACAACTATCATAACTATTAAAACAACAGAAGCACAGGCATTTACCATGCAATACAGATTCAAAGATGATTTAAACTTGACCAATCGTTGGGGAACACTGGAAGTAGTTTGCCAAGACGGCGACGATTCAGCAGGAACCTTGAGCTACACAGACGACTACACTGAAAACAATGCCACTGATTTGGTATTGAGTGTGGTACAAAGTGGTACCAACATCAACATCCAGTACACACTGGGTGGCATTGCCAGTGGTGGCACACTTAAATATTCCATCAGCTATCTAGGATAACTGTGTGGCCAGACCGTTATGAAGAACGGTTGGCTCAGTGGCGCGAGCTACGCACAGCCAACCAAAACAACCTGCTTGAAGATGCATTGTTGGCCATCAATGATTGGTGGCAAACGGCTCCTTGGACACCTTATTATTTGCACTGGGACGATTTGGATACTTGGCCAGGTCCCTGGGATCTTTTGGCCGATAATCATTTTTGTGGACTTGCAAAAGCTCTGGGCATAGTGTATACTATACAGATGATCGCAAGACCAGACATAACCGCCGTACAAATAGCTGAGAACAGTGGTTCTGGTGATAATTTAGTTCTAGTGAACGAGGGAAAATATATCCTGAATTGGGCCCCGGGGCAGTTGTTAAATATCACATCGGAACAAGTAAGCATCAAGAGAAGCGTAGATTCACAAGCAGTAGCAAAAAAAATTAACTGAGGTAGCGAATGACACAGATACAAATCACAAAAAGAGACGGACGTCGAGAGCCGCTGGATCTAGAAAAACTCCACAAGGTCGTATTTTGGGCCACAGAAGGAATAACAGGAGTTTCAGCAAGTCAAGTAGAAATCAAATCACACATACAGTTTTACAACGGAATCAAAACAGCAGACATTCAGGAAACCTTGATTAAGTCTGCGGCAGATCTTATCACAGAAGAAACACCTAACTATCAATATGTGGCAGGGCGATTGGTCGTATATCACTTGAGAAAACAAGTGTACGGTCAGTTCCAACCTTGTCATGTTCTCGACTTGGTCAAGAAGAACGTGGCCGCTGGCTTCTATGATGCTGAACTGTTGGAAGCCTACAGCACAGAAGAGTGGGAGCGTATTAACTCATTCATACGCCACGACCGTGATGAGCAGTTGACCTATGCGGCCATGGAGCAGTTCCGTGGCAAGTATCTTGTGCAGAATCGCGTCACAAAAGAAATCTTTGAAACACCGCAGATGGCCTATGCGCTGATTGCGGCCACGCTGTTCCAGAACTATCCTCAAGACAGCCGCATGATGTGGGTGCGTGATTACTATGATGCTATCAGTCAGCACCAAGTGAGTTTACCAACACCAGTGATGGCTGGAGTACGTACACCCATGCGACAGTTTTCAAGTTGTGTATTGATCGAAACTGACGACAGTCTCGACTCGATCAATGCTACATCATCCAGCATTGTCAAATATGTGAGTCAAAAAGCCGGCATTGGCATTGGTGCCGGACGTATCCGTGCGCTGGGTAGTCCCATCCGCAATGGCGATGCTTATCACACAGGTGTTATTCCCTTTTATAAAATGTTTCAAGCGGCTACCCGCTCGTGTAGCCAAGGCGGTGTGCGCAATGGAGCCGCTACTCTTTATTATCCAATCTGGCACTATGAAGTCGAAGACTTGTTGGTGTTGAAAAACAACAAAGGCACCGAAGACAATCGTGTGCGACACATGGACTATGGTGTGCAGTTCAACAAAGTCATGTATGAAAGATTGTTGTCGGGTGGCGACATTACCTTGTTCTCCCCACATGATGTACCTGAGATGTATGAAGCATTCTTCACTGATGTAGATCGTTTCCGTGAACTGTATGAAACAGCCGAACGAAATACCAAACTCCGTAAGAAGAAACTCAAAGCCATTGATCTCTTTACAGCATTCATGCAAGAACGCAAGGACACTGGTCGCATCTATCTACAAAACGTTGATCATGCCAACACTCACGGCTCATTCAAGCCAGACTTGGCCCCTGTTAAAATGAGCAACCTCTGCTGTGAGATCACTCTGCCAACCAAGCCACTTAATGATGTGCATGATGACAAAGGCGAGATCGCTCTTTGCACATTAAGTGCCATCAACTGGGGTGTGTTCCGTGATCCTGAAGACATGGAAAAAGCCTGTACTCTAGCAGTACGTGGGCTTGATGCCTTGTTGAGCTATCAGAACTATCCTATCATAGCCGCACAGTTAGCCACCGAAGCTCGCAGACCGTTGGGCGTGGGCATTATTAACTTTGCTTACTGGTTGGCCAAGAATGATTTAAGCTACAGCGATGCCAAGGCCTTGCCTGTGGTAGACCGTTGGGCACAACATTGGTCGTATTACCTGATCAAAGCATCAGCAGATCTAGCCCGAGAGTTTGGTGCTTGTCCCAAGTCAAACGAAACCAAGTACGGCGACGGCATACTGCCAGTAGACACATACAAACAAGAAGTAGATGAGCTAGTACCCCATCAAGATTGTGTGGACTGGGCCGGACTACGTGCTCAGTTAAAACAAACTGGAATACGCAACTCTACTTTGATGGCCCTGATGCCCGCTGAAACGTCAGCACAGATTTCAAACTCAACCAACGGAGTAGAACCTCCCCGCAGTTATGTCACTATCAAACAAAGCAAAGACGGTGTTCTACGACAAGTGGTGCCCGAGTATCGCAAGCTCAAGAACAAGTATGAACTGCTATGGGATCAGAAAAGTCCCGAAGGGTATCTCCGTATCATGGCCATTCTCCAGAAGTATATTGACCAGGGTATATCTGTAAATACCTCGTATAATCCACAGTTCTTTGAAGATGAGAAAATACCAATGAGTGAGATGCTCAAGCACATGATCATGTTCTACAAGTACGGTGGTAAACAGCTTTATTACTTTAATACCTATGATGGGTCTGGTGAAATCGATGTCGACCGCATGAACACCAAAGAAATAATTATTGAGTCGATAGATACTACCATAATCGCAGACGATGCTGACTGCGACAGTTGCAAAATATAAAAGAGAAAACAATGAGCGTATTGAATTTAAAAAAGCGTGACCACACCACCAGCCTGGCCTTTATTGATCCCCAAGGTAGCTTGGGTATGCAAAGATATGATACACTAAAGTATCGTCAGTTTGACAAACTCACAGACAAGCAGTTGGGTTTCTTTTGGCGCCCCGAAGAAGTAGATGTGCTTCGTGATGCCAAAGATTTCAAAGACCTTACTCCCTTTGAACAACATATCTTTACTGCCAATCTCAAGCGTCAAATCTTGTTGGATTCAGTGCAAGGTCGATCACCTAACCTAGCATTCTTGCCCATCGTCACACTACCTGAACTAGAGACATGGATCGAGACCTGGGCATTCTCAGAAACCATCCACAGTCGTTCATACACTCACATTATTCGTAATGTGTATTCTGATCCCGGTCGTGTGTTTGATGAGATGTTGGAAGTAGATGACATCATCCAGTGTGGCAACGACATCTCCAAATACTACGATGACTTGATCCGTTACAGCCAATGGTACCAACTGCTGGGCGAAGGCCGGCACGAATGCAATGGCACCAAGTTTGAAGTTTCTGCCTATGAACTCAAAAAGAAACTGTGGTTGTGCCTAAACTCTGTAAACGTGTTGGAAGGCATCCGCTTCTATGTTTCGTTTGCTTGCTCTTGGGCGTTTGCTGAACTTAAAAAGATGGAAGGCAATGCCAAGATCATCAAACTCATTGCCAGAGATGAAAACGTACATCTTGGATTTAGCCAGAGCCTGTTGAAAATCTTGCCACAGGACGACAAGGACTTTGTCAAGATAAAACAAGAAACTGAAGCCGAAGTTGTTGCCATGTTTGAATCAGCGGTGGCACAGGAAGAAGCCTGGGCTGATTATTTGTTTAAAGACGGAAGCATGATTGGTCTCAACAAACAGTTGCTCTGTGATTATGTAGAGTGGATCGCACACAAACGCATGACTGCACTGGGTCTGCCTAATAAATATCGTGGTGGATCAAACCCACTGCCATGGACACAGAAGTGGATTGCCGGCGGAGACGTACAGGTAGCTCCTCAAGAAACAGAAATCACCAGCTACGTGGTTGGTGGTACCAAGCAGGATGTCGATTCAAATACATTTACAGGAATGAGTTTATAATGTTGACAGTATATTCAAAAAAGCATTGTCCATTTTGTGATCAAGCCAAGGCCCTGTTAAAAAGCAAAGATATTGCTTTTGAAGAAATCAAAATAGATGAGGATACCCAAGCTCGCGAGTTCATCATGGCAGCAGGGCATAGAACGGTTCCTCAGATCTATCACAATGGTAAGTTATTTGTAGAAGGCGGTTTCCAAGGTTTAAGTAAGCTGAGCACAGACGAGATACGCACTCGTATGGGCCTTACTGAAAACCTAGGAACCCTATGAACCATTTACAACTCAACGAAATATACACTTTCAAACTGGTCAGCGGAGAAGAAATAACCGCTAAGATTTTCCATAAAACAGCTGACTCTGTAGAAGTCGCCCAGCCCATCAGCATGGTGTTGGGTCCCCAGGGCTTGCAAATGATGCCCAGTTTGTTTAGCTCAAACCCTGACAAAAATGTGCATATAAATACTGCTAGTATTGCTATGGCCGCTGAAACTCGAGAAGATGTACGAGCCAAATACATCGAAGCCACAACAGGCATCCTTACTCAGCCAGCCAAGCAAATCATAACAGGATAAAATATGCCACCAGCAGTGAGAATTGGAGATCCTAACATAGCAGGGGGTCTTGCTATATTTCCCGGAGCTATGAGTGTGTTGATCAACGGACGACCAGCCTGCACCACAGGAACTATCGTCACACCTCATCCACCTTGTCCAAAAGGTAAAATACATTGTATTGCTGCCACTACCTTGGGCAGTCTGTCAGTTACCGCCGAAGGCAAGCCCATAGTGTATGTAGGATCACCAGATACCTGTTTCCATCCCCGAGCATTTGGTAGCCTCGATGTCATAGTAGGAAGCTAACTGTGAGTTGCAGTGGTGCTCTAACTTCGATTGTAATGACCGCGGCAGGGTCTTTTATTGCCAATGGCGGTCTGTCAGAAGTATTTGGTGCCGCACCCATTGGAGGTGCAGAGGCACTTGGGTCACTGAATGAAGTCTTTGTGGCCTTTCCTGATGGCACTACTCAAATCATGAGCACGGCCCAAGCCACTCAACAAGGGCTATTGGCCACATCAAGCCAAGGTTGGTTTTCTCAACTTTCCACCACCCTGGGCGAAATGAAAAATGCTGTTCTAGAGTTTACTCAACCCATGAGAGATGCCTGGAATACCATCGCCACTGCACCAGCTGCCGCTGGCAATGAAGTATTTTTAAGCACCGTGGGAACTTACGGTCCCAAGACAGCACAGTTCCTGCAAACAGTCACTGAAAATGCTTACCGTACTGCTATAAACATGGGTGTAAACTGGGCCAGCACCAGTCTTGGTGGTCCTGCGCAGTATGTTGCTGGTGCCATTACCGGTGATCCAAAAGTGTTGGGTAGCATTTTTAGTTCTGCCCAGAGTTATGTCAACACAGCCAACAGTTTTGTCAACGCCGCAGACAATGCCCAAACTTATCTAAGCAAGACCTTTACCAGTATGGACAATACCATCACTGGCGGTATGACTGGGGTATCAACTTGGGTACAAGGTCTTGGCGACGATATTTCAAAACTGGGTGATACAGTGAGTTGGGAGAATCTAAAGAATCTTGGATCACCAGGTCAGCTCATGGCCAACATGGAAAACAATGGTACCTTGGGCCCTATGTATGATAAACTGGGCAACATCCGTGTCAGCGAAAAAACAGCACAGGAACTTGGATACAACTTGGTGACTTCGGCCTATGGACTGGCCACCGGTAGTAAATCTTCCATTGGACTGACCGACCTGACTCGAAGTATTTCATTGAAAGAACTCGGAGTAGATCTCAATGCCTTGGCCAGAACCGGTGCCGCATTACCACCCACAGTACAAAAAGAAATATTTGGGCAACTTGGAACATTGTCTCCGACCGAAGTCGCCCAAGTCAAGGCCATACTCAACAACACACAAACCACAGTGCAACAAGGACAGGATCTGTTGAATCCTCAAAAACTGTTTGGCCAGAGTTATACCACACTGACAACCCCAATAAGAACAGCATCAGTGGGGTATCGTGCTGTGTATGAAAACGATTCAGGATCTGTCAATCCTCAGCTCAATCATCTCGGACAAGATCTCAAAGGTATTATACCCGATGACCTAGCAGTGGCCAACGATGCTGTGGCCCGTAGTTTTTTACAGGTCAAGGGCATACAAAATTCAACAACAGAAGCCATCGCAGTGTCTACTGCCAAGTTAGAGAATCTCAATGATCTACCGCTCATACAAAATCAAACAGATTATGTACCACAAGGTGTCATTGATTTTTGGAAAAATCAATACAATGATGACTATGGCATAAAGCTGAGCACCGGTGCGTTAGATCAAATGGTTCTGTCAGATGTCATTGGGTTTGCCGCGGGTTACAACAGCGGTTCTTATCTACAGGACAATGCTACCAAGTTGGCCGAGCTTGACTCCGCAGGTGCATTCACTGAGTTCACACAGACACAAGGCATCTACGAAACCATCCAGGCTTTTGCTCAAGGACTGTTTCCGCCCACCGAGGATCCAATGATGCCCGGCGACTGGTATGTAACTATTCCTGCAGGTTGGGCGGCCGCTGGTATCTATGGTCCCTTTGCTACGGCAATAGAAGCCTATGAGGATGCTTGGATCAATGGCATCATTCCGTTTACCGCATTGGCCAACGTTGACATCATCAACAACTATCCAACAGCGCAGACTGTTTACAACAATGAAAATGCCTGGCAAGAGCAACAAGGTCGTGAATATCTCAATAGACAACGCATTGATCTAGATGCGGCGGCAATACCTCCCAGCAACAATACTGCCATAAGTTTTGCACAACAACTTCCTGAGTATGGCAAAGATACCTCGTTTGGTGGTGCCGCCATGTGGTTAGAGAGAGTCGCAGTAGCGTCAGGTCTAGGCGGGCAAAGTATCATTGCTGCCATGCGCGAAGGAAGAAACTTACAACGTCTTGCCGCGGCCGGGCTAGAACAAGATGCCCCAATCAACACCAACAACATCGAAGAACCGGGCACCTTGTCGCCCAATCAGTACACCAAAGAACAAGCAGAAGCATTGGTAATACGAAGTTAGTACACACTAACTTTGCCAAAATCGCTGGTTGACCGGTAAATCCTTTTCCGTTATAATAACTGATGTGAAATGGTCTTTGATATCGACCTAAATACAAAGGAACAGGCATGACACAGGCTCACAATAGGCATGATGAAAAATACAACGGACTCAAAGTGGCAGTAGATTGGATACAAGATCTCGAAAGTTCAGACTCTAGGCTACACAAAGAAGCAGTGATCGAAAAGGCTCTAGTGGCCGCCCGCTTGGGCTCAGCAGGTGCTCAGTGTTTTTTATACAACTGTTACCTGGCCTACAATCCTTATTTCGTCTATGGAGTGAAGAAGGTTCCAGAGACTCAAGGACTCACTGGGAAAGATAATCCCTGGGTAGAGTTCTGGGCTCTGACAGAAGGCCTCCGAACCCGTAGCATCACTGGCGGTAGGGCGAAAGACAAGATAGAAGAGCTGGCCAGTCGGTTTGACTCAGACGAGTGGAATGGGTTGGCCCGCCGTGTGCTGATCAAGGATCTACGCTGTGGCATCTCAGAAAAAACGCTGAACAAAGTGCTAGGCAACTCGGAATGGAAGATTCCTGTATTCACTTGCCAGCTGGCCACTGATTCCAATGATCATCAAAGCAAGATGAAAGGTACCAAGCGTATCGAATGCAAGCTGGATGGTGTGCGTGTGCTGGCGGTAGTAAGCAAAACCACAGTCAACCTCTACAGCCGCAATGGCAAACCCTTTGACAACTTTCCGCAAGTGGCTGAAGCCATTGAGTCATTCCGCAACAGGATGAGCCTGTCGACCAAGGGTCCGTTTGTGTTGGATGGTGAGATCGTGGGCGAAAGTTTCCAACAGCTCATGCGCCAAGCACATCGCAAGAGCGATGCCAAAACAGAAGGCATGACCTACTATGTGTTTGATGTCATACCTATACAAGATTTTGAACGTGGTTTCTGGAACGCCCAACAATACAAACGTACCAAAATCTTAGAAGACAGCCGTGAGGCCATTGATGCCAGCGATTGTGTGCGTGTGATGCCAGGCATGGATGTTGATCTAGACACCAGCGAAGGGCATGACATCATGCGCAGATTTGCCGAGGACGCTGTGAAAGAAGGCTATGAAGGCATCATGATCAAAGATGTAGGCGCACCATATGAGTGTAAACGTAGTTCATTTTGGATGAAGTGGAAACCCACGATCACTGTGGATCTTAATATAGTTGGTTTCGAAGAAGGTACCGGTCGTAACCAAGGTCGTTTAGGTGCTATAATATGTGAAGGGGTTGACAATGGACGTGATATTAGGGTTAATGTTGGTAGCGGTCTGTCTGATGGCAATCGTGATGAGTATTGGATCGCCCGGAATGACATTCTTGGTCGAGTGGTTGAAGTCCAAGCGGACGCAGTCACACAAAACCAAGACGGAACATACTCATTGAGATTCCCTAGATTTGTACGTTTCCGTGGATGGGAACCAGGAGAAAAGATATGATTGAAACCATACTTGAAGATCATCTTTGGTACCCGTTGGCCTTGCTGGGCATATCCATAGCATCATTTGGTCTTGGTATATTGATAGGACTCATCGTATGATAGACATTGGTATTAGATTCCGAAATCCTTTACAATGCAAACCATTCCAAAACCTATGGAATCGTGCATGGCAACTGTCGACCTATAAGTTCCTTGAACTACAGTTTAGTCACTATGCGTTCAACTGGTTTGAACTCGGCATAGATCTTAACTGGCGACAGACTGATCATGCTGGACCATGGATCGTGCTAAACTTATTTGGATGGACCATGGATTTGCGAATAGTGGATTCCCGTCATTGGGATGATGCAACCAACACTTGGGCCAAATATGAAAGCACTTGAAGATCCTAATCTTTCTGCTGATCAAAAGCAGTTACTCAATGAAATACAAGGCGTCCGCTATGTTGTGATCAATGAACAACATGGCGGTTTTGGTCTTAGCACGGAAGCCATCCAACGCTATTTAGAAATCAAGGGCATAGAGTATTATGTTGAGGAAAATGATCGGTACGGTGGACTCATAGGACCCAAGCATTGGCTGGTACCCGATGATCAACGGCTACAAGAACCCGATGCCGAAACTTGGCATGGCATGACCATAGCCGAAAGAGTACAACACAACCAACTATACGAACAGCAGATATTTTCCGATCGCGATTTGGACAGAGATGATCCTGTGTTGGTACAAGTGGTCAAAGAAATGGGTGCTGGTGCTGGTGGAAGATTTGCGGCATTGAAGATCGTTGAAATCCCCGCTGATGTAGAATGGCAAATAGAAGAATACGACGGGATGGAGTGGGTTGCCGAAAAGCATCGTACTTGGTCGTGATATGTGTTACAATATGATATGGAATCAAGATTACATCGTCTTTACGTCAGCGTTTCTACCGAAAAACAATGGTACGATATCATGAGAGAATGTCGTGCATGGTTTGGTAAGAACTGGCGCACCCAAGGCCGGGTCAAGAGAAAACTATCTGAAAGTCAAAGATATGGAAACAACAAACCATCTGTGCTGGTTTGGTTTGACGTGCCGGATCTGCGGTTTGCCACTTGGATTTCAGTGAAATACAGCCTACAGGTCGCCGGGGAGGATAAGCATAAAACCGGTAAATAATTCCATGCTCTTAAGTTATCTCATGCTTGCGGTGGCATTGTGTTTGAGCGCAGTGGCCGCATTCTACTCCATTGCCGGCCTGGCGGCCATATTTGCCGCCGCCGTGGTCCCCATCGTGATCATGGGTTCCATACTGGAAGCCGCCAAGCTAGTGGTCACGGTGTGGTTGCACGAATACTGGGATCGTTGTCGTCTGGCCATGAAACTGTATCTTGTGCCGGCTGTGTTTTTCCTCATGGTCATCACATCCATGGGTATCTTTGGATTCTTGAGCAAAGCGCACTTGGATCAAGCAGTGCCCACAGGTGATGTGGCAGCCAAAGTACAGCTCATAGACGAAAAGATCAAAACAGAAAAAGACAACATAGAAGCCGCTCGCAAAGCTCTACGACAAATGGATGAATCCGTGGATCAAACCATGAGCCGTAGCAACGATGAAAAAGGTGCGGACAAAGCGGCCGCACTGAGACGTAGTCAACAGCGTGAACGTGGTGTGTTACAAACAGACATTGCCAACGCACAAAAACGCATAGCCGCTCTCAATGAAGAGCGTGCCCCTATAGCATCAGAACTCCGTAAAGTCGAAGCAGAAGTAGGACCAATCAAATATATTGCGGCCTTGATCTATGACGATAACCCTGATGCCAACGTGCTGGAAAAAGCAGTACGCTGGGTCATAATCATTTTGGTCATAGTGTTTGATCCTTTGGCCATCATGATGTTGTTGGCCTTTACAGAAAGTCGCAAGTGGGAACGAGAGTCGCCGACTGACACACCCATAATCAAGGAGGTCAATGATGCCCGGGAACTGGATGATAATGTGGAACCTAATGCCACGGATATGGATGGACATGGCCAAGGAGATGATCTTGTTTTACAATCCCTTGCTCAGACTGTACATATACCAGAAACACAATGGGGTGGACAAGACCTTTCCGCCAGAGTCAATACCGAAACAGCAGTAACAGAAGCCGCTCCTGTAGAAGAAACTGAAGATGACAAATCACCAGACAAGGTGGCCAAACGTGCTTGGAAATCAGCCAATCCTGATGATACCATACATCGTCATGAGATGTTGCTGGAACAAGGCAAAATAACACGCCTGCCCTGGCAAGATCAAATAGATCAAATGTTGTCGGCCAAGGCAGATGGCAATGAAAACTTTACCAATGTTGACTTTGGTACAAAGTTTCCAGACGATCCAGTCAAGGGCGATGCTTACATAAGAGTAGACTATCTCCCAACCAAACTGTTTAAATGGAATGGACAAAAATGGATTGAAATAGATAAGAACTCCACCGACACATTTGCCTACAACGACGAATACATCGATCATCTTATCGCCAAGATTGGATCAGGAGAGTATGATCCTGATCTACTGAATGACAACGAAAAACAACAAATAGAACAAAGACTTCGTAACGACACCAAACTAGGATAACCATGTCTGAAAAACTCTACGAACACTGTAGTTTTTGTAACAAACACAAAGACGAAGTCAACAAGCTCATAGTGGGCAACGAAGTGGCCATTTGCAATGAGTGTGTGGATCTCTGCCAGAGCCTGCTGATCGACGAAGACATCAAACCGGGTACAAAAAACCTCACTGACATCGATCCTCAAGAGCTCAAAGCCTATCTCGATCTATATGTGATCGGCCAAGACCGCGCCAAAACTGTGCTCAGTGTAGCTATCGCCAATCATTACAAGCGCATACAACACTCCAACAAAGATGTAGAAATAGACAAGGCCAATATACTCATGCTTGGGCCCACAGGATCAGGCAAAACTCTGTTGGCCAAGACAGTGGCACGATACTTAGACGTGCCATTTGCCATAGCAGATGCCACGAGCATAACCGAAGCAGGATATGTAGGCGATGACGTAGAAAGTCTCATAGTGAGATTGCTCACAGCCGCAGGCGGTGACGTAGAAAAATGCAAACGAGGCATTGTGTTTGTAGACGAGATCGACAAGATCGCCCGCAAAAGTGAATCTACCTCCATTACCAGAGACGTATCCGGTGAAGGTGTGCAACAGGCCTTGCTCAAGATGGTAGAAGGCACTGTGTGTCGTGTACCGCCACAGGGAGGTCGCAAACACCCCGGCGGTGAAATGATCGAGATTGACACCCGTAATATCTTATTCATTGCCGGTGGAGCATTCGTGGGTCTTGAAACCCTGGTACAGAAAAGATTATATGGTAGTTCCATGGGATTCAATGCCGAAGTCAAACAGACCAAGGATGTCAGTCTTGACCAAGTGGTGCCCGATGATCTTGTGAAGTTTGGCATGATCCCCGAGTTTGTGGGGCGTTTTCCCAGCTGGGTCAACTTGGATGAACTGACCACGGATGATCTTGTGCATGTTCTCACAGACACCAAGAACAGTTTGGTCAAACAATATCAACAACTGTTTGCAGTGGACAAAGTAGATCTAGACTTTGATCGTGGTGCCCTGGAAACTATCGCTCGCAGATCTGCTGATTTTGGCACTGGTGCCCGTGCGCTACATTCCGAAATGGAACGTGTGCTGATGCCGCACATGTTCAATATCAAACGCTACAAAGACCGCGGAATAAACCGCGTAGTTATTGACAAGACTCAAATAAATAATCCTACACCCGTTTACAAGGAGGAATAGTTTGGGAAAAAGTGTAGAAGTACGAGATGGCAATATCGAAAAAGCCCTGCGCAAGTTCAAGAAAAAGATACAGAACTCTGGCTTGCTGTTTGAGTTAAAAGAACGTGAACAGTTTGTAAAACCAACCACACGACGCAAGCTCAAAGCGTCGGCTGCCAAAAAACGCTGGCAAAAATATCTACGTAGCCAACAGCTTCCACCCAAGTTATACTGATGTATATTGTATTCCACTTGCCCAAAGGCGCAGGTGGGCAAACAGCCACTTATGCTTTGAGCATAATCAAAGATGAAGTAGCTCAATGGGCCCAACGCTACAACATCAGATACACCGAAAAAACCATAAAATATGATCATCGTGTGGCGTTTGATCACGATGAAACTTATAGTTTTTTTACTATGACTTGGAACCCTGGGCACAAGAACAAATATCCCAGCTGGTTAGAATATGAACTGGTAAATGTAGCCGGCGAAAGATATTGACAGAATCCTGATTTTCCTGTATAAATATATTTGTAGGTGCCGATGGTCGGGCCTACGTTAGTCAACTTGCTTAAAAAGGAGAAAATTATGACTAAAATCACATCCCTAGATCTCTCACCATTCTATCGTCAAGCCATTGGCATTGACGGTCTTTTCGATCGCCTCATGCACAACATCGATTTGGCCAGTTCAAACGCCAATAACTACCCTCCCTACAACATCATCAAAACTGGAGAAGATTCCTACGAAATCCAAATCGCTGTAGCAGGGTTTGCCGAAGGTGAAGTAGAAATCAACTTCCACGATGGTAATCTCGTGATCACAGGTGAAAAGAACACAGATGACAGCGAAACACAATACTTGCATCGCGGTATTTCAGCTCGCAAGTTCATCCGTACTTTCCAGCTCAGTGATTATGTAGAAGTCAAAGAAGCCATTATGAAAGATGGTATTTTGACAGTGACTCTGCAACGCATTGTGCCTGAAGAAATGAAGCCAAAGCGTATTGCAATCACTTACACAAAGTGATATAATACTAGTGTAACATCGTAAATACAAGTGGGGGTTGAAAAGCCCCCACACAATCCAAGGGAAAAAGATGACCGATACTGCTATTGAAACAAAAACTACAATAAAACCCAGAGAAGACGTCAAAGAACCTCCCATGTTCAAGGTCATTTATCTCAATGATAATCAGACCAGCATGGAGTTTGTGATCGGAAGCCTAGTAGAACATTTTGATTACAGTCCGTCTACAGCCGAAAAGCTCACAGTGGACATACACGAAGCAGGCTCAGCGGTAGTAGCTGTGTTACCCTATGAAATGGCCGAACAAAAAGGTATCGAAGTCACAGTGGACGCCAGAGGTGCGGGCTACCCACTACAAGTCAAACTAGAGCCTGACACAGCTTAGATTTCTACTTCTATCCTTTTGGGATAGTACACTGACTTACCCCAAGGGGTCTGTCCACGACCCCGGCAGTTATTGACAAATCTTATGCCAGCCACGTTGCTGTCAATGTCATTGTGATAGTGCCCAAAACACCAGGTGCTTATTTTACGTTCAGTGTCGCCTTGGAACACTTTGAGTATGTGACTGTTGCCTGAGCAGTTGAGTCTGTAACTTCCAGCTAGGTCTGCATCGTGCGCGATAAGATCCACAGAAGGAACAGTGTGAGTGACCAGCACTATGTTTTTTACGTCTTGATGCGTTTGTAATCTTTCTACAGATTTGGCCAGATAAGCATAGTCACTGAATGCCATGGCTTCCACGCTGTTTACCGCGGTGTCATTGATCTGATAGCGATCACGGAACCACATCCTGCTTTGATCATAATCTATTTCTGGATCCATGTCAAATGTCCACCACCCATTGGTTCCTAGAAATGCCACCCCGTCTACTATGCAAACATTGTCTTGCATGTATGTTACATTGGGTATGTTTTCTATTTCTTGTACCAGACTACGATAACTCTCTCCCAAATCATCAAGAGTAAACCTGTGTTCATCGTTGCCATCTATGTAAAATACTGCGCGATAGCATTCGCCAAGATGTGCGAGTGTTTCTATTACCACTGCGCGGTCTCGCGAGATATCCCCGGCAACGATACACAGCATACTGGTGGCCTGCCCGGTCCAATCAAAAGGTTGATCCCATGTGTCTACATGTAGATCTGAAATTAAGTCAAATGCAATTTTCATCATACATATTTAAAAGGATTTAATATGCACATAATATTTGGCAACGACGTAGCAGAAGAAATGAAAACCAAGTACACAGTGCTGGAGTTGGATCGCATACAGATTGAGCCGCAAGGTCCTGTGCTTGATAGCTACTGTGTATTGGAAAGAGAACAGATACCCTTGGCTGACATAGGCAAAATGGAAAGCCTACAGCGCCTGCATACCAAACTCATGGAAAACTATCGCAAGCGTGATTGGAACTTTTGTGAACAGGCTCTTGAACATCTGCGTGGTGCTTGGGGCGGTACAGTGAACAGCTTCTACGATGAGATTTCCAAGAGAATAGCTAAGTACAAAGAACAGGACCCAGGTCCGGATTGGAACGGCGTTTATGAAAAATACAATCGCGGCAGTTAGTGTCGCGCTAACACTTTCAGCTTGTGCATTGTTTCCCAGCTATTTTGATAACAATGAACAAGCTCGCATCACCGATATCATCCTGCTGAGCCAGGATGATTCTGTTTGTGCCCAACCCAACATGGCCACCGTGGCACGTGACATAGATCATTCAGCACAATGGTTGAAAATCTACAGCGCATCAATACCTCGCAACAATGCGCTGACAGATATGACACGAAACCTTGCCGGAGTCACACAAGATTTCCGTACAGCATATCAAAAAGACCGACCGCCCAGCCAGTTTTACTGCCGAGCCAAAATAAAAATTATACATGAAGCCACGACTCGCATGCTTGACGTCAGTGGTAGGAGACCCAGACCATGAGTTTAATAGACGTAGTAAATAACTTTTGTAATTCAGAAGGTGAACTTGGCAACAGAGTTCGCATGGCTGTAAGCTATCGAGATGCCCTGGCCAGAGGTGACATTGATGACGCAGAATATCAAGAACTTCTAGTTGATCTACAACGATTAGAAAACATTCAACTCAGTGCCGGCGAGTTGGACGCACAGATAGCATTTAATGAATGTATTGAGTTGTTAAAGAGTTTGCCTATAAAATAGATTAAACTACCAGCATATTTTTTGTCTGTTTTCCTTTAAATACATTGTCGCCTAAGGAGCTAGACAAGTATGAACTATAATAAAAAATTCTGGGCGGGTGTATTGTTATCCTTATCATTCGCCGCGGTCCATGCCGAGACCATAGTCACGGATTCAACAACTAGAAGTGAAACCACGGTCAAATCACCACCGCCCACGGCCATTGCCCCTGCTATCACGACCATCAACAATGACGTGTGTGCTGTGGCAGCCTCGGGTGCTGTGCAGACACAAATCCTTGGTATTTCCATGGGAGGTACTAAAATAGACACCAACTGCGAACGCATCAAACTTTCAAAAAACCTCTATGACATGGGCATGAAAGTGGCCGCAGTGGCTACATTGTGTCAAGACGAGCGTATATTCACTGCCATGATTGCCGCAGGAACTCCCTGCCCTATAGAAGGCAAGATCGGTGCTGATGCCAAGGCAGAATGGGCACGTCGTGGTGTCCTAGACAAAGCCAAGGAAGGCAATGTGGGTTACTATGCAGTGAACCCACCTAGACTAGATCCAGCACAGCCAGCAGAGGCCAAGTGATGCCTTACTATCTGCGCTTCCTGGTGTTCTTATACCTGTGCCTACTGTATTTGTGGGCCAGCTTGCCAGTGTATGCGCAGACTCAGACCACACCCAACCTGATCAACCCTGCGGGTACAGCCTGGGGCATACCCAGCAACCAGGTGCTCAATATCAACGGCATTGCCTCTGTGGAAGGTGCGGGTTATACCACGGGTTCGGCCTACTACAACTCCGACACCAACACCATACGATTTGGCTACTTGCCCAGCACGGTGGCACAGACCATAGCCATCAATCAAGCTCTGCAAGGCACTGGTATACAGATCAACGGATTCAACTGGAAGTATCAGTGGATGAATGGTGGCTACAGCAGTGGCAGTCTGGGAGTTGCTATTCTTTTGAGCGATCCTGCCGGCAACACGCTGGAAAGCCAGAGCATGAGTCATGCCAAGCAGGCCGAGGCGGTGTGGAACACAGAACAGGGCACCAAAACCTTTACGAATCCTTACTCTCTAGCATCTGCTGGTTATCTCAGCATGGCCATCTCTGGTCGGGATGATCGATTCTGGATGGGTCTGTATGGTCCTCGAGTGCGTGATCCCAGCCTGTCGTTGAACTATACCGTGGATCAATGTTCAGTAAATCCTTTGAGCTCGCCCAACTGCCCCGGATATGCCACCGCTTACTTCAATCAACAATGTACCATATCCGCTCTTTACAATCCTTCATGCCCCGGTTACGCACAGGCCTATTTTACACAACAATGCACGGCCAATCCTTTGTACAATCCAGCTTGTCCTGGGTACGCACAAGCCTACAAGACCCAACAATGCACAGCCAATCCATTGTATGCTACAGATTGTCCTGGTTATCAAGAAGCCTACTTTAATCAACAATGTCTGGCAAATGGACTTTATAGCACCACCTGTCCTAACTATGCTGAAGCCTATGCCAAAAAAAATATTCTCAACATAGGCACCACCACAACTACCACGACCTCAACTACTAGTACCTCATCACCAACCACATCTGTAAAATCAGATGGTACCGTGAGCACCGAAGTAAGTCGCACTGGTAACAGCACGGTTGATTCAGCTATATCAACACCTAGCACTACCAGCTCAACTGGTGTGACATCAGTGACTTCTTCCGTGAGTCCTGTGAACCAAACATCGGGCCCTGGTAACAATGCACAACCTGGTAACAATGCACAACAGCCACAGAGCCAAAATCAAGCTCAACAAGGGCCAGGCCCCGGTCAAACTCAGAGTCCGCAATCACAAGAAGCCAAGAAAACCGACGGAGAAGTAAAATCAGCTGGGTCTGGATCATCCAACAAAGATGAAATGAAAAATCGTGTTGAAGCCCGTGCCAAAGAAGTAGCCCGAGCAGGTGCAGAAGCCAAAACCTTTGAAGCACAAACAGCCACACAAGGATTAGTAGTAGGACTCATGGGATTTGTTCCTGGGTTTGATGCCTATGGCAATGCCAGGATCATTGACGTAAATGCTTTGCAGATGGCCAGACAATACAGCCGAGACAATGTAGACAATCGCACTTTGCTACGTAGATTGAGTGGAGCCAGTGATCGTTTACACAATGAGATGGTAGATCAACAATATCAGAAGTAAAAGGAGTACAAAATGGGAGAAGAAATCAAAGACGTCAATGCTAAAATTGACGCCGCTGAAGAAGCAGTGAAAAAGTACGCCAGCAAGGATACCGTGATATCCATCGGCGGTTATGAATTCACTCCAGCCAAGCTCATGGTAGCATTTACATTGGTCAGCTCTTTGTTGGGCGGACTGTATGGATGTTTTGAAGTCTACAAAGATTACATGAGCATGAAGAAAAAGATTGCCGAGTATGTTACACCAGATCTAACTGAAATCTATAAAAAGATGGAAGTTTTAGATGCAAATACCAGCAAAATGGTAGAGTACACCAACAGCATCAAACAAGATCTAAAGAGCGATGTACGCAGACTGGAAGGTGTAGTAGAAGGCATAGAACGTTCGAGCAAGACAGATCAGCGGCTGACAGACTCGGGCATGAAAGAAATCAAGCGCGATGTTGATGCCACTCTCAAAGAAGTCAACAGAGAGTTGGTAAAAAACCAAAAAGAAACACAGGCAGAGATACGTGCATTGAGAGCGGAAGTAGATGACAAAATAAGGAAAGCACTGGACAATCCGCTGTCCAGATAAGGGGGAATATGACAGAGAAAAAAGATTTAAACTCACAAGTTGACAAGTTAGCAGAAGCCAAGGAGAAGTATCTAAGTGCTAACACGGTGATTTCTATAGGCGGTTATGAGTTTACGCCAGCCAAGCTCATGGTGGCTGCCACTATCATCAGCTCTACGCTGGGTGGGCTTTACGGTGCCTTTGAAGTGTACAAGGACTATCAGGGCATGAAGAAAAAGATTGCCGAATATGTGGCTCCGGATTTGAGCGAGTTGAACAAGAAAATGGAAGTTACCATGCAGAACTCGGAAAAATCCGTGCAGTATACACAGGATATCAAAAACGATTTAAAACAAGATATCCGTAGATTGGAAAAGATCGTGGAACAAGTAGAACGTGATGGCAAGCAGTTGAATCGCGAAGTGGATCAAGAACTACGCCAGATGCGTAAAGAAGTTGATTCTAAGATACAAAAAGCCATGGATAACCCATTGTCAGGAAAGTGATCTTTATGACCACAGAAGAACGCTGGGACTACATCATCAATAATCGACAGCACATATTGAGGAATATGGCCTTGCATGACGAAGAGAAAAAGACCCGTCAGTTGGTAAGGTTTTTACAAACTGAAAAGAAAAAGTCCTGGTGGGAAAAAACTCGATCGTTGTTCCACAAGCATCAATAAAAAGCCCCTTGCGGGGCTTTTTTATTTTCTAAACAAATATCGTTTGTGTAAGTGCAAGCGAGCTTTGTTATATTGCACAGCAGTAATAACTGCGGCAGCCAACCAAGGTAGTGGTTTGGCCACCCATGTATCCAACCCTGCCCACCAGGTAGCCATCAATGGTTCTTTCATCAGCATTAGGAAGGCCACAGCAAACAACACAAATGATCCCAGGAACATTGAATCGGGCCAACGTTGTAGTATCTTTGTAACCAAGCCTGCACCGAACAATATGATTGGTACGCTGATCAGCAATCCAGCGATAATCAATGTCCAGTCGCCCTGTGCGGCAGCGGCAATGCCTAGTGCGTTGTCTATGCCCATCACAGCATCTGCCACACAAATAGTCCAAATAGCTCCCCAAAATGTGTCTGATGCTTTGACTTCATGATCTTTGTTATCAAACACCAGCTTCCAGCCAATCCATAACAAGGCCACGGCACCGATAGCTCTTAGTCCAGGGACCATCAATAGATAGGTCAGTGCGGCAACTGATACAAACCTGATACCAATAGCACCAAAGGTGCCCCAAAAGATCGCTCGTTTGCGTAGTTCGGGTGGAAGTCGGTTGGCAGCCATTCCGATAACCAGTGCGTTATCTCCGGCCAATACGATGTCTATCAATACGATAGCCAAGAATGCCCAAAGGGCTTGTATGGAAAGTAGTTCCATTTTAATCTCCTTAAAGTTAAAATGGTCTCGTCTCTTTGTCCATATACCGGGCCTACTGGCCGAGATGACGATATATGGAGCCCACCATGGGCTAACTACTCCCCGTCAAATATTTAGTCATCGAATCCCGGGATATCTCCCCTCAGGCAAAAAATAATTTGACTTCAATCGAAAAATAGGCTAAAATATAGCTTGTGTCTGTTTCTTTTGGAGTGTTTGGATTAAATATAGCTCTTTTGGAAATGTACGCATTTATCTGTGGTCCTGTGTCCAGTACATATTACTACGGTAAAAAATAAACCTGTAAACAAGGAGGAGTTATGACAGCGACAATATCAAAGTCAAAAACGCACCAAGTTGGCATGGTCAAACTTTTCGTAAGTCTGCCCCGTGTGATCGGTTTAATGATCGTTGCTTCGATCCTGATCACAGTCACAAATTTGCGTCTGGATGCTCTTGCATCCAATAACGAAGCCACCGCCTGGCGCCAAGGCTTCGTTTCTACTGCGGACCGCACTCAACAACTAGAATGCTTGGCTCGCAATATCTACTGGGAAGCTGCCAACCAGCCTTTTGAAGGCAAGGTGGGTGTGGCCCAAGTCACAATGAATCGCGTGGAGGATGGACGTTTTGGCAAAGGCGTCTGCGGTGTTGTGTACCAGAAGAATATAGTGTATGAAAAGGTCGTGTGCCAGTTCAGCTGGTACTGCGAACCCACACACAAAATAAAACCAGTGCATCCTGCTTTGTACGAAGAAAGCATGGAAGTGGCTAAAAAAGTCCTTTTAGAAGGATTCCGTTTGCCCAGCTTGAAAGAAGCTCTTTATTTTCATGCTGACTATGTCACGCCCGGTTGGGGGAACATGCAATACCTAGCCAAGTTTGGCAATCATCTTTTCTACAAGAAAAAGGAAATCAAATCATGAGTTGGATTTTTAACTTTATTGGCAACGTGAGATCTAACTTTAGCCAGTGGCTGAGCCAGAGTTTACACACCGTGTCAGCAGAAACTCTGGGCTGGTTGGCAGTGATCTTGATACATGGTGCTACCATACCCACGCTGTTGGCCTTGCTCACAGGACTCAGTGATCGCACACCATCTGTGGACATCATTCTACTGATGTGGGGAGGACTGGTGCTGTTGTTTGGTCGTGCAGTGGTACTCAAAGACTCACTCAACATCATCACCATTGGCACTGGATTTATCGTGCAGGCCGTGCTCATGGCCCTGATACTGTTCAAGTAGATTGTCGTAATCGACGTACCAAGGACAGCATGGTTCGATGATCGACTCTTTTCGCTGGTGTAAAATACTCAGGTTTATTTTTCCGACGCCAGCGAAAAGTTTTCCAATAAAAGTCAGGGCTTAATCGGCCCTGATGTTTTTTCCAAGCCTGGTTGACATTGTCTTTGAGTTCTTGTGTGACAGCGTTGAAAAAATCACTGTGGAAAAATCTTTTTTTATTCCTGGTAGCCACTTGCCGGCAACAGTCAATGATGTGTTGTTGCTGATCTCTGGACAACTGTGCTATCCTGCGCATTTCTGCCACTATGGCCCATAGACGTTGTTTGCTGTCTGTGATATCATCGTAACTTTCATTGATCCAGGGACTGAAAGTTTCAAACCCGTATCTGCGTAGCAGTGATAAACTGCCGGCACCAGCGGCCAGCAAGAATGGATGACCGCAGGCAATGGGCCGCAAGATCTTTTCTGTCAGATGTATGCGAGCATCATCAAACAGTGTTTCTAATACCACGCTGAATGCTGTGTGATTGAAATCTTCGCTGTCATAGGTAGCACTGCTGTCTGATGATACCAAATAGTCCTTGACTGATCCTATCTGGCAGTGATCACTGAAATCCTGTATTTGATCCAAGAACTTGCTTCGATACTGTCGTGTGCCAGTGGTGTCTCGGGCATAGATCAGGAACAGCTTGTTGGCATTGCCATACTGCAATGATTGGTCCTGTTGAGCATATCTGTACCAATCCAGTGCTATCACAGCATGGCTCCACCAGTAAGCACCTACGTACTGTCCAGTGGATTCATAGCGATCTAGTTCCGATGAGTTTAACTCACTGTGGAGCAAAGTCCATTGTTTTTGCCAACTCCATACTATGGCATTTCTAAGATTAAAGTTAACATGAGGATATGATGAATCCCAAGCCTTGGTATGGATGTATCTATTCATGATGTCAGACCCGTCTTGGTAAAGATCAAAGTCCAGTGGTTCTTGATCATGACACAACAGTATGGGCTGGAAGTTACGCACTTGCTTGTCGTAGGCCAGATCAGTCAGTGGTTCAGGATCCATCTGATGCAAGAATCTTTGTTGTTTGGGTATGCCATTTGGACCATCTAGATCGGACTGATAATCACTCAGAGCATCTAGGTCCTTGTTACCCCAAGGATAAAACCTCAGCAACCAGTACCGCTTTTCTGTGGCGTGGTGTACAAAATCATATAAATTATGTGAAGGAACCGACATATGGAGGATACGATGAATATAGGTTTTATTGGTTTAGGCAAACTGGGATTAGACTGCGCAGAAGTTTTTGCAGAGCGTTATTCAGTTTACGGTTATGATATATATCCACGCTACAGCGACTCGGTGAAAGTTTGCACCAACGTGGAAGAAGTGATTGATCACAGCGACTGGCTGTTTATTGCGGTACCAACACCGCATGCCGAAGGCTATGATGGGTCAGTGCCCAGCAGTCACATGGAACCCAAGGATTTTGGGCACGATGCTGTGAAAGAAGCCATTGGCTATGTAAACACCTATGCCAAAGAACCCAAACGTGTTGTATTGATCAGCACTGTGCTTCCGGGCACCACTCGTAGACATTTTGCTACCTTGTTGGACAAGCGCCATCAGTTTTTGTATAACCCATATCTCATCGCCATGGGTAGTGTGAAATGGGACATGGCCAATCCAGAAATGGTCATGATTGGTACAGAAACCGGAGACCCCAGTGAAATGCGTGATCTCATTGATCTTTATCGTCCGCTGATGAAAAACAATCCTCGCTATGTCACAGGAACCTGGGATGAGTGTGAAGCGATCAAGATTTTCTATAACACATTCATCAGTGCCAAGGTTGGTCTGGTAAACATGATACAAGACTTTGCACTCAAGATTGGCAATATCAATGTGGATGTTGTGACAGATGCTCTAGCACAAAGCACCATGCGTATCATGGGACCCAAGTACATGACCGCAGGCATGGGCGACGCAGGTGCTTGCCATCCCAGAGACAATATCGCCCTGCGGTGGTTGGCTGAAGAATACGACATTGGCTATGATTTGTTTGACACCATCATGCATGCTCGAGAAGTCCAAGCCAAAAATCTTGCACTATTTCTAGTAGACAAAGCCCGAGAAAAAAATCTACCCATCGTCATCCATGGCAAAGCCTACAAACCTGATGTGCCTTACTGCATTGGCTCATATTCCACGTTGATTGGATACTACATCAATGAAGCTGGGTTTTCTGTGAGCTATCTAGATCCTCTGGCTGATGACGATACCAATGTGATCCAATCAGTCAAAGGTGCTTGTGTATTATTGATGGCACACAATAGACAAATCACATATGGCTATACTGGTGATGTTCGCGACGACACTTTCTATGCGCCCATTGAAGCAGGATCTGTGATAGTTGATCCTTGGCGCAAGATGACAAACATGGTAGGTTACGAAATCATCCATTATGGTAATACAAGAAAAGTCTAAGACCTGGAGCAAGTCTTGGGTCAAACCCTGGTGGGTAAGTCATAGAGATTTGCCCTATGTCAACGAGCCTTTCAATGACCCCGAAAGTCTGGCGCTGTGGCGTAGCCTGGGGTATACACAGACTAGATTCACTGGTGACATGTATGACATGCGTAATCCAGAACCTGCTTGGATAGCACCTTTCCGATTTCATTTTCCCTGGAATCATTTTTCTTGGTCTGTGTATCGCATGCCCCCAGGCACTGTGTTGCCTAACCACTCAGACACTTACGCTCGGTTCCGAGAAGTATACAACATCACAGACAGCGATTCTATCTATCGTGCCATTGTCATGATGGAAGATTGGCAAAGCGGTCACTATCTTGAAATAGACGGCACGCCCTTGACAAAATGGATCGCTGGAGATATCTATATCTGGCGCAATGACGTCAAGCATCTGGCAGCCAACAATGGCATGACCGATCGTTACACACTACAAATAACCGGAGTTCCCATTGAAGATCCATTCCTATAACGAGTGGGATCCATTGCGTAGCATCATAGTTGGCAGTGCTCGACATGCCAACTGGCCCAGCCAAGATCCTGTATTCGCACAAGAAAGCGAAAAGACCCTGTGGAAGGAAACACCTGTGCCCGCAGGACCCGTGCCCGACTGGATCGTCAATGAAGCCGAAGCTGAGCTAGACGATCTAGCTCGCAAGCTCACTGATCTAGGAGTTGAAGTACATCGTCCTCAGGAGCTGGATTTCGTGGCCCTGGGAGGTATGTACAACTACTGTCCTCGAGATCGTCTGTTGGTAGCAGGTACGACCATAGTGGATCCTGCCATGATGTATCCCTGCAGAGACATGGAACTGGCAGCCTACTACGATGTGGTCGATGCCGCAGAACGCTATCTACACATGCCACGCAACGAAGGCATGACCTTGGATGCGGCCAATGTGTGTAGACTGGGCGATACCTGGCTGTATCTTGAAAGTGCATCAGGCAATCGCGCTGCCTATGAGTGGTTGCAAGCCCAGTTTCCAGATATCACCATAGAACTCTGTAACTTTTATGCTGGCGTACACATAGATTCGACCATAGTACCCTTGCGAGAAGGGTTGGTCATAGTCAATGCGGCACGTGTGACCCCTGACACATTGCCTAAAGCATTCAATGGGTGGGAAGTGCTGTATGTAGATCATGTGGTCGAACAAGGGTTTTATCAATACCCTTACGCTTCGAAATGGATTGCGTTAAATATGCTAGTGGTTGATCCCAATACTGTGATAATGGATCAAGATCAACGACTGTTGATACGTGAAATAGAAAAATACGGAATCACTGTGATACCACACAAACTAAGCCACAGTCGCACCCTGGGCGGTGGTTTCCACTGTGTGACCCTGGATCTATGGAGAGAACATGCTTGACCCACAACAACTAGCTCAGCTGGTAGAACAAGAAATACG